GGCGCTATCCCGATTGTTGGAATGTGAAGTGGGATCAATACAAAATGCCGCAGCGCCTGCACCGAGACTTTATCAAGCCCGCGACACTCAACAATTTCGCCGTGACACCGAAATAACAGGGGAGCACTACGCCAACGCCATCTCCCTAATCTTCCCCAAATAATAAATCCGCGCTTTCGGCGACAAGCGCGGCACGGGAAATCCGTGCTTGCTTTGCACCAGCCGTTCCAACAGCGCAAGCATGGCCTCAACATGCTCCTGGTCGCCGGCAGCTCCACCGATTTTTACCCCTCGCACCCATCCCCGTACGGTCGGATGCTCGCGGTCAAGCCAGCGGGCGAGATCAGCAATCGACAGGTTGCCGTCCCGCTGGACCCTTTGCAATCGATCGGCGAGCGACTTCATGCCTTGCCGAACGCCTTGTCGATCGCCGCCACCATCTCGGGATTAGGTGCCACGCTGGGTGCCATGCCGAATGAGGGCGTACCCGGTTGGGAGAACGGCAACAGGGGCTCGGCAGGTGCTGGACGGAAGGGCGCTACCGGTGCTTGGCCAGCCGGTTGGGCCTGCTGAGCTGCCTGCATCTCAGCCTTGGTACGACGCTTGCGGCGGCCGTCAGAAGGGGCTGCAGCACTCGGCGCAATAGCCTGGCTTGCCGTGGTCGGGGCCGCCATCGGGGCGCTCGCCGTGCCGGTTGACAGGAAGGCCGCAGACTGGGCAGGACCGGCGGCGGGAGCGAAAGGGGCGGTAGAGGCTCCCGGCAACGCAAAGGTCGGAGCGGGCGCCGGTTGGAACGCTGCCGGCGGATGCTGAGTGGCTGGCGCTAAACCCGGTTGAGTCGTCCCGGTTGGCGCCGCCAACTGGCCCTGCCACGGCACGTCGTTGCGCCCCACCAGCGCGTCACTGAGCTTTTCGGCTAACGCCTTGCGGCACGATGCATACGTGGGCTCGTCCACGTAACCGGTCGCCTTGAACTGGAGCACGCCATTCTTGTTCGACTCGAACGTGATCTGCGTGATCACGGCCGCCATGTCGATCGACTGGCCCTCGAACAGTTTGTTGAAATCGCGCCAGTTCTTGAACGAACCCGGCGTGAGGATGAGCTGAAACAGCATGCCGGGAAAGCGCGGCAACGCCAGTGCCAGCGCCTTCTCGTCGCGGCACGCTTTGATGCCTTTGCCGGTCAATTTCGACGTATCCGACCCGCGCACATTCCAGTCACACGTTGCGCAGGTGTTGGATTGCGGGGTAGCAGCCTCGCGTGAAGGCGCGACGCCGTTCATCGAGAAGCACGTCGGCGGCTCGTTGGAGTCGGGCTCGTAGTCGCGCTCATAGTAGCGCTTGCACGTCACATCCGAAATATCGAAAATGCAAGCGTCGAGAAAAATTTCCTGCAACTCGTGACGCGCGCCGGCACCGTCGATCAGGGTGAAACGATTGCTGCGGATCGAGATATGCGGCGGAAGCGCGGTGCCGAGACCCGCAACGGCGCGCTCGGTCAGGCGAGGCTGGTAGCCTTGGAGGTGGGCGGGAAGCGAGGAAGCGTTCATTCTGGATTCCTTTTATCTCGGTGAACATACACTGTTGGTGCAAATCCACTGTTGTGGTATTACCATGCTAGAACTATTGAATGTGAGCGTACCACTTGGAGCCTCTACGCACTTTGCAGCGCCTTTCGTGGCCTCGCGCACCATGGCGGCGCGGCCTTCGCACGCCTCGCGCGTGTCGTGACCACTTACGACGATCGATCCAGCCACAACGGCGATCATAATCCAAGACATCAGCTTCTCCTCACGTTGACTTGCGTAAAATAGCTCACGTCCGTACCGGGCGGCAGTTTACCCTCGTGATCCTCCAGGTAGGATTTCATGGCGTCGACTTGCGGCGTTCCGACTTGCAGCAACTCGTTGCCGCCCTTGTCCCAATTGTGCAAACAGAATTGCAAGTAGGTATCGCGATCATTGACCTTCGCGGTCATCGTAGTTGAAAAATATGCCGTACCGTGATCGGTCTTGGCATTTTGCAAGCCGTCCTTCTGGAGCAGCGCATGGAGCTGCTGCCTGATTTCCTCACGGCTGTTCTTGGCGGTTGCTAAATGCTCGTTGAAACGTTTGGTTTCCGACTTGATATAGTCGTCGAACTCGAAATATTTTTGGACGAGAGCGGCGGCAGTCATGTGTGGTCCCAATCGTCGCTCGTGTCCACTTCCAAATCAAAAATAAAATAGTCGCACGCCTCGCAGTACCAGCCACCGGTCACGTTGGTGGTCGGGTCATCTTCTTCCTGCTCCATGCGGGCGTCACATTTTGGGCAATTCATAGTTCCCCCTTCCTCACCATATCGAGCAGCACACCTTGCAGCCGCTCGTTTGTTCCCAATCGCCGATAAATCTCACGCTCCAACAAGTTGCTCACAATCTGCACCACCGTTACCGGATAGCGCTGCCCAGGTCGATGCGCGCGTTTGTTCGCTTGAAGATATAGCTCAGTGCGATCGGTTGGTCCGTACCAGATAACAGTACGAGCCGCCCAAAGGTCCAATCCGTGCGCCATGCAGCCGGGATCAGCAATGAGAATCCGGGGGTCCGCCCCAGATTGGAAACTTTGAAATATCCGGGCGCGATCCTTGGCCGAGACGTTCCCATTGACGATCTCCCGCGTCCATCCGTCCAGTTCCTTGTACAGTAACTCCACGACACTCGTCAAGGGCACGAACAGCAATATTTTTCCTGGCGCCTGCTCGATGACGGCTTTAAGCTCCTCTACCCGAGGCGAAGCGTCGACCGCGTGCCAATTATGAGCCGAATCGTAAACCGCGCCAAGGCTAATCTGGATAAATTTTAACCTGGCGGTCGCCTCGTTGGCGGCCGTTATCGGTTGACCGGAACGGATTACCACCTGCAAGTCGCGCTTAAGCTCGGCCATGAGGGTTTTTTGTTGTGCGGTGAGCGGCACCCCCCGCTGCTGGGTGGTCATCTCGGGACCGTCCCACACGTCGCTAATTGCGAAGCGGATCGAGGGTGTCAGCAGCTTCCTAGCCTTGTCGTAACCATCCCGGCGCGGGACCCACTTGAACTGCGATATTTTCTGCATCGTATCGGCTTGGAACGTCGTGAACGACTTGCCGAAGGCGTTGTTGACCAGCCTGGCGAGCCCGTAGGCGTCGGTGGGCGCGTTCGGCGTCGGTGTGCCTGTGAGGCACCACAAGTAATCGCGCCGCAGCACGAGCCTCGCAATGCGGTGGCGGGCAGTGCGCGAGTCCTTGTAGGCACTGGCCTCATCGATGATCGCTATTTTTATGTCGGTACGCTCGGCGAGCGCCTTGGAGAAGCCGCGTAGCTCCAGCTTGGGGCGTGTCCTGGCGCCGACACCTACGCCGTCAAAATTGATGATGTAGAAATCCGCCGGCTTGGCCAAGCGGGCGAGGCGCTGATCGGGGGTGCCGTGAAGTATCTCGAACGTGCGGTGGCCGAGAAAATTCTTGAATATCGCGTCCCCCCACACCCGTTGCAGGATCGATAGCGGCGCCACGATGAGAGCGCGGCAAGTCCCTACCGGATAGTGCCGCATCAACCAGTCGGCAGCCCACAGCGTTGCCAAAGTCTTGCCAGTGCCCATGTCGGACAGATTGAAGCTCTTGGGATGCAAGAGCATATAGTTGCTGGCGAGCTTTTGCGACTCGTACGGCCGAATCCCCGGCATCGCGGGAAAATCATAGCCGTCCATGATCGGCACCACCGGATAGTTGAGCCACCGGAGTATCTGACAATTGCGCAACGTACGCGGCACCGCCACATACTCGCCGTTGATCTGCTTCGTCTCAGGGATGGCTTGCGTCAACGCAAGCGCATTCTGGCTCGGGTAGAGCAGGACGTTACGCGTGGTGTCGTGGTAGAAACTCATTTTATTACGTCAGTGCCCCACATGCCGTTTTGCACTTCCAACCAGTAAAGTTCGCCATCCCGCATCGACACGAGAAAAGTGCGCCCACCCGCTTCTCTTATTTCACGCATCGTCTGCCGCTGTTTGGGCGTCGGCTTCTCCACGCCCTCTTTCTTAGCCTCCACGCCCCAAAACTGTCCACGGGCGCAGACAAAGAAGTCGAGAGCGCGAGCGCCGTAGCCCATTTGGACGGGAAGAAAATAGTAGTAGCCGTTTTGCTTGAACCACTTCTTTAGCTTGTCCTTGGTCCACGACTCAGGGGTTTTCATTCGCGATCCCACACCCGCTTGGTATATTCGACTAGCGCATCCCAAACAGAAGGTTCGATGTAGACAATGCTGTCCCCATCTTCCCGTGGTGCACGTAAGCAAATTTGGTATCCGTCGTCCGAAGCGTACAAGCCATCACCGAGGTACGTTTCATTCATGCTCGCCTCCCATTGTGCTGACAGTCGAGAACATCGCAATGGGCTTTGCACAACCCGTTGGGTTTCTTCTCCCAATCGCTGCTCTCGATTTCGGCAACCAGACGGCTTACCTCGTCATAGGTTTTCTTCGTATCGGACAGGTCGTACATCTGCCCGACACGGTTCTCCTTGAGCCACGTATAGGTGCCGCTGATGCGCGTGAGTTGTGGATTGTTGGCGTGCAACAAAAGCGCTCCGATTTCCAGCTCGAACGGGTCCTCGTAACGAGATGAGCCGGTTTTCAGGTCGTTCATATACGCGGCCACATCTTGGATAACCACGAGATCGAGCTTTCCACGCAACCAAACATCTTTGGCCCAATAGTCAGCGGGCGCCCCATCCGCCAGCATGCCCAACTTCAACTCGGTCCTTGCCTGCAAGCCGTCGAACGGACTGGCGAAGCATTCCCACTGTCGCATCGACTCAGGCAGCGGCTTGCCGGCACCGATCCGATGCTCGAACGCCGCGTGAACCTCGTTCCCAAAACGCATTGCGTCCGTCTCGACGTACGGCAAATCCCGCTTGACGTAGCGCCGGTACGTCTGGTGCGGGCAAACGTTGCGATAATTGTTGAGTATCGAGTACGTGTAGACCAGTTTTCGCCGGTCGAGCACGGCAGGCAGCTCAGGGTAATTCATCGGCAACACCCCTGATGCGCGCACTTGCCGCCGCTGATAACCAGGCCGTGCTCGGCGCAAGGGATCGCAACGACGAGCCAGACCACGAACACCATCATGATAGCCGTTACGGCGCCCCACATGATGCTTGTCATTTGCTGTACCTCTCGCTTAGAGAGCCTTCGGCATCGAGCGGAATGCCGGGGAGCCATGTGGGTTCTTGTCGCATCTCGTCGACGCAAAGCTGCAAGTGGCGTTCCTCGTTGCCATCTCGGGGGATGAGCATTACAGCCTCATCATAGGTGCTGGTTACCACGCGATAGCCGTGGCGGGCAATGCGCGTGCGCGCTTGGACGAAAATTATACGTGCAAGCCATTGTACGCAGTTTTCGACGAGTTTACTGTGGTACAGGTCGGCCCACCCGTTGCGCGTGCGGTGCCGCCAGTAACCCGTATGTTTGAATGGCGGCAGCTTCTCGCACTCCTCCGTGCTCGGCCGGTGATACTCCAGCGTATCGTATTTGAGCATCGTTCCGCCAGGGCCGTAGATGCGCTTGTTCATGATACGCATCGGTCCCCACTCGACCGGCTCGCCACCGGCAATGCGCGAGATCATCCGGCCGGCTTGCGACCAGTAGCCGTCAGGACGGCCGCAAATCGCCTGGTGGGTGTCGCGATAGAGATTCACCATGCGCTCGGCTTCTTGAATCTCAAGGTAGACCGGCGGCCCATAGATGCCGAGCTTGGCGGTTGCCTGGAACTTTGTCGGACCACAACCGAACCCGCAAGACAATTCCGCTTGTTTGCCGGTGCCTCGCTCAGGCTTGTCGTCTTTGGTAATCGGCCGTTGGTAGAACTGACTGGCGATGCCGATGTACGGATCGACGCCATTGCGAAAGCGCTCGATCACGTCCCATTGGCCGGCCAAAAAGTTGAGCAGCCGGGCCTCGATTTGCGCCAAATCTACGATGCCGAGTAAATAACTTTCCGGCGCCATGATGGCCTTGCGTAGTGGCGAGGCTTCCTTGGGACTGTCGGGGTCGCTGCGGCGAAGGTTCAAGAAGTTGGACGAATCCCCGCCCGAGTCGCGCCCCGTGTGGGCGCCGGCATAGCGCACGTAAACGCACAGTGGACCACGGCTGGCCATGTACCCCAGCGTCTCGGCTCGGGTCTGCATTAAGGTGGACTTGGCGCCCAGCCGCGCCTCTGCCAACGCGCGCACACGGTCGCTCTCATCCTCTTGAAGGTCTCTCATAAATTGGTCGTTTTTGGCGAACGCATAGATCGGGCCGTTCTTGCCGTCCTTCATCTCGGGCTCGACACCTTCGGCGCGAAGGAGGGAAGCAAACTGTTCACTTGATTGAAGCTCGGCCTCGACAATGCCAAGCTCTTTCATGCGGGCTTCTTTAAGGGTTGCTTCGCGTTCCCAAATTTTTGCCAACAAATCGATGTCACCGCGTAGAACTGGCTCGGTAAAAAGCTTGACCGTTAAATCAATAACTTCCAATTCTTCCGGTGGAAAATCCTTCAACAAAATACCAAACAGCTTCCAAATACTTTCCACCTCATCACAAGCCCCCTCGGCCATTTGTTGCTGAACTACCGGGCTCAACTCATTCCAATGTTTTCCCTTAAAGAGTCCGTATGGCGTGGTCTTTGGCGGAAACCCAAATTGCTTGCGAACCGAGTCGAGACTGACGCTGATGTGGTTCCCCAATAGCAAGCGCGCCATCGACAGCGTGCAGCCGCTCATTTTGGGATGCACGCCGTAATGATGCGAAAGTATTAAATGGTCAAACTGGCTGTGGTGACTTATGAGAAACACGTCACTCCAGTCCTCATCCGCCAACACCTGCCGTAGCTGGCGCTCGTCATACCAGCGCGCCGCATGATCGGCGGACCATTTAATGGCGGCGCCGTGCGCCTCAAAACGCGAATCGCGAATATAATGTTCGGTCGTCTGTTTGGACAGCGTATAGTCGTCGCTGTAGACCGTCTCAAAATCGATGACAATGATTCTCACTCGGTCACTCTCTGCGCCACCAGCCTCGCCACGTTCTTTACCGCCACGTCGAACGGCTCGCCAGTCACCCGCATGGCAATTTCGGTTGCGGCTTTCAGCTCCCTGGCGGCTTTCCCGATTGCCTGCTCCATCTGCTGCTTGGCCAGCACGATCGCATTATTGGTCTCGATCAATTGCCGAGCATCGTCATCCTTGGCAAGCGCTCTCTCGCCTTCCGGCGTAATCACGTTGTTGAACTTGTCGTGCCGCTTGAGCAGACCTTGCGCCACCAGGGACTCGACCGGCTTCTCCCAGCGGCCGATCGGCATCATCGACTCACCTTGCGCGGCGATCATGAGAACAGTTAGCTCATCGTTGGAAAGGGTCATTCCCAAGCCACCGCTATGACACAAGCGACCATGATCAGTGTCACTAGTGTAATCAATATTTCAGGGGTCATAATTTCACCTCCACGCCGCATACATGAGCGCCAAGCCGTGAACGAGCAGCACCAAACCGAGCAAGAGGTTCATTTCAACGCCGCATCGATCATCGCCTGCCAAGCGTCAAGCGTGGCTTTCACGGTCCAGTCCCGCGCTTCCGCCATGTGCTCGAACATTTGCATTTCGCCTTGTCTCACCATATCGGGCGTCGGTTCACGCATTGCCGCGATGGCTGCACGGCTAAGTCTACGTCTAAACTCTGGCGAAGCGTAGATAAGTCCGCTCTCACCTAGTCTATCTACAAGAGCCTTGGCCACCCGCTCAACCATCTCACTCATAGCTTGACGAGCCTCCGCTTTGCACCGCGATGCGAGCCGGTCTCCGACGCGATCTTGAAACCGAGCGGCATGAGTGTCTTTCGATTGAAGTCGTGGATCAACACGCCGATCGAGGACCACGCCCACAGCGGCCCACCCTCCGGGTCGTCCCGGTACACCTCGTCGGCAAGCTCGTGGCACGTCATGCCGTTGCGGTTGATAAAGAGGGCGTGAAAGATGCGTTCGGTGATGTTCACGGGATCAGCCTCGCACATGCGGTTAATACGGCGCCGATGCCGTACATGATAAAGAACATCGCGAGGTTCCATAGGACGAAGCGGATCATGGCGGCGGCCATAATAGTACTAATATAAAAACGAGCGCGAAAATAGTTAAAATAATCAACCAGGAAATAGTGGCGAATTCCATCATAACCCCCAATTAAATTGCCGCCCGTTAAGCTCCGCGTCCACGCCTTGACAAGCGCGACGGTACCTCAGCCACACCCAATCGCGCACCGGCCGGGACGGATAGCCGGGACGATTGGCGGTCGCGCCTTTCTCCATCCAGTAGACAGCGGACGGCGAGAAGCCGGTGAGCTTCCCGAGCTGGGCTTGGGAAAGGCCGCGCGCGCGGCGCCAAGCGGCGGCCTTCTCGTGCTCAAGGATGGGCTTTTTCATGCCGCCTCGCTCTTGGCGATAACCCACCCCCGCACTTCGGCCATGCGCTCCAGGCCCGAAAGGTAGGCGCGCGAAAGGTCGGCGCCCGATTTTAGCGCCCAGCGGACGGCGAGACCAATTTTAATCGCTACACTTGCGTCCGTCGCGCAATCAATCTCGGCCGTGAACTGCACCGCACCCGTAAAGCGGTTCTTGATTTCGTACTGCATGGTAATCCCCTTTTCGTGTTCGACCCGAAAACTGTACTATCTCATGGTACGCCTCGTCAAGTACCAAATTCATTGACAAGTCGGGCGCGAGGCGCGCAGCCTTGAGAAAGGAAAACCCGCCACCGAGGGGGCGGTGGCGGGCTTAGTACTGGTCGAACACGGGCGGGGAAGCGCTCGCAAGGGGCTACGAACCCCCCTCTTGTATACGCTCCCCAGCCAAAACGCAAGGGCTAGAACATGCTGGTGGAAGCGCTTGGATACGCGGCGTTCGGCTGGCGGGTGGTGCCGCTCGCCGGCATGGTCGACGGGCGCTGCACCTGCGGCAAGGATTGCGGGAAGGACGCCGGGAAACACCCTAGAATCCGCAAGGGAAAAGGCGGGTGGGGATCGTCGGACCCGAACCAGGTGCGGGCCTGGTGGGAGAAGTGGCCCGACTCGAACATCGGCATCGCGACGGGCTCCGGGCTGGTCGTCATCGACCTTGACGACTCACCCCAACTTGCTGCGTTCCAACAACTTTTAGGTGGCGCCGAGTTGCGCACCTTGGTGGCGCAAACCGGGCGCGGGTGGCACGTCTACGTTGCGGGAGACATGCCAACGTCCCGTAATGTCGGGGATATTTTGGTTCGCGGCGAGGGATCGTATGTGGTGGCGCCACCGAGCCGGCATCGTTCGGGAGCAATCTACCGCTGGATTCGCCAGGGGCCGATCGCCGAGTGGCCGGAAGCAGTCAAGAAATGGGCGCTGGAGGGTGCGGCAAATGCGCACGCCTACGCTAAAGCTACGGCGCTGCAAGCGCAATTGGGACAAATTCCTTCGTATATACAACAGACTAACACGTTATCCTCAAAAGCTACCCTTACCCAATGGACGCCAGCCGAAGAAGAAAGAATACGTAGCGCGCTCAAAGCCATACCGGCGTCGGTGCAGCGCAAACCTTGGCTCGATATCGGCATGGCGCTCCACTCCCTCCAGTGGGAGCGGCCGGACGGCTCGAACGCGGGTTTTGAGATTTGGGACGAGTGGTCGAGCACGTGCGAGGCGAAATATAGCCGGCACGATACCGAGACGCGGTGGGGCTCGTTTAAAAGGTCGGGGATTGGGATAGGGACCTTGTTTCACTTAGCGGGGGAAGCGGGATGGCAGGAAATCAATGGCGTGCTCGCAACGGTGCCTACGCTGGTCATGGGCGCCGAACCCATCCAATTCGACCTGGACCGCTACCGGAACCCCAAACCGACATGCGTAAACGCCAGACGCGCCATACAGCGCCTCGGGCTCGTATGCCAGCGTGACACCTTTCACGACCGGATGACGGTCGGAGGCCAGCCAGCCGGCGAGTGGGCCGGCGAGGTGTCAGATTATACCGACCAAGCGTTGCGCGTGATGATCCACCAGCAATTCGGGTTCGACCCTGGAACGATGAACACGCACGACGCGATCGTGCAGGAGTGCCTTGCACACTCGTTCCACCCCATCCGGGCTTATCTCGACGGGCTCCGTTGGGACGGCCGGCCGCGAATCGCTCAATGGCTATCCACTTACCTGCAAGCCGACAATACTGATCTTAATCGGGAAATAGGCCGTCTTACGCTTTTGGCGGCGGTGCGGCGCGTGCGACGACCCGGCGCCAAGTTCGACCCTATCATGGTGCTCGAAAGCCCGGAGGGCACCGGCAAATCCGGGGCGGTCGAGATGCTGGCGGGAAAAGAGAACTTCTCGGACCAAACCATTCTCACCCTCGATGACCGGGGCCAGCAGGAAGCCGTGCAAGGCGTCTGGCTCTACGAAATCGCAGACCTAGCGGGAAAGTCCCGCGCCGATCTGGATCGCGTCAAGACCTTCGCCAGCCGCACAGCCGACCGGGCGCGGCCGGCCTATGGGCGGCACCGGGTAGACCGGCCGCGTCAAAACGTGTTCATCGGCACCACCAATGAAAAAATGTATTTGCAAAGCGAGACGGGCAACCGGCGCTTTTGGGGGGTGGAGGTGGGAATAACCCAGCTAGACGAGCTGGGCGCCGACCGTGATCAGTTGTGGGCGGAAGCGTCCTACATGGAAGCGCAAGGCGCCACGATAGATTTGCACCCCCGGTATTGGGAGCCGATGGGCGAGCGTCAAAGCGCCCGCATGGTAGGCGACCCATGGGACGACATTTTGCGCAACGTGGTCGGGACCGAATACCTGCGGGAAAGTAACTTGGATATCGAGCAAAGGATTTCCACAAGGGACTTATTCGAGGTATGGCTTAAAATCCCCGCGCATCAGCAGACCAATCATATGTATAAACGACTAAGCTACATCATGAAGCGGTTAAAATGGGAAGGGCCTGCGATATTTAAGAACAAGGAAAACAGCGTTGTGCGCGGTTATAAGCGTAGTTTGCCGTAACCCTGTTACCACGCGTTACCTAAAAACATTATATATATCAACATGGTAACACGGTAACAGGTATTTCTTATAAAAGAAAAGGGGTAGGGGGAATAGAACGTATAATATAGATATACATACAGCTACGCATAGATGGTGGTACATAGACGACGCCTAAGGACTCCTGGGAGTTTGCCGTTACCCCGTAACTGCTGTTACCGTTTATTAATCATAACGAATGTTTATATTTGGAAGGTGCCCACAGGTTCGCCCATGTCCATTCGACCGTCGCCAGTTCCGGTGATTGTCTCGCCCATGCGAGTGCTTCGGGCAGCGTGGAGAACGGCCCGACAAATTGCGTAGCGTCAAAGGGCGGGTCAACGCGGATGATATACATTTGTTTGGTTCCTTTCGATTGCCGCCTAGCGCCACCCGAACGGGGAATGGCGCCAAGCTCCAATCGCTAAAGGGAGGGAAGCAGTTTTGCCAAACGCGTGCCGTTGAATTTCTCGGCGATCTGTTGGGCACCCCGGCGCTTGATAGACCAACCGAGCAGGTAACCTAGTGGTTGGTCTTTGCCAGTCGAGAGCACAAGCCACACGGGCGACGGCTTGTCGCCGCGCGCTTGTTGTTCGGCCCACATTTTGGCGAGCAGGTGCATGTCATTCATCCTCCCAAGTCGGCATGTCGACCGCTTCCCAGCCGAACGGGCCGTACCGCTCGTCAAGATCACTGGTGAAAAAGCGGGCGTCATCCTCTCGGCAATCGCCGTTCCATTCAAGCGAGTGCCAGTGACCGCAGATACCGCATTCGTAAAATTTTGGCATGGTGTCACCCTCCCGTCGCCAAGCGCTCGAAAGTCGAGTCGTCTACCTTGGGCCAAGCGCTTACGCCCATGTAACTCATGTGTTTTGCCGTGGTTACGCTGTAGTTCGAGGAGCGGCGACAACGTCCCCACCCATCTGTCGCAGGGTTTGAAGCCCGTGCGGCTTGCTTGGTATCTTCGAACGCCACGCAAGTTTGATAGCTGAAATACCAGGATCGGCTACCGACTGTGATTATGGTGGCGTTCGGATTTATGCGTTGAATGGAGAGGGTCATGACAACCCCCGCATGGCGCAAACGACTTTGTCGACGCTGAACGCGGCGCCGTCTGGCGTGCTCACGGCGCCAAGCTCCGTGCGGTGCTTGTATCCGCACTCGACAAGATCGACGATGAACGCTCGCGCCGCTTCGCGCCTGGTTTTGGCTTGCTTGATGCAATCGAGCGCAAGGCGGTAAAGCCCTTCGTCGTTACCGATCCACAAGCTTACATTCCAGTAAGCCCATGAACGGTGTCCGTTGTAGGTGCTCATAACTTGGCCCTTTCGTTTTCGGCATGATCGCCGCAGATAGCGCCCGTGTAGAGCGCTATCGACTCCGATCAATCGGCATTCGCCTTTTGGTGTTCTACATAGTCGCGGCGCGAGGCGACGCTACAGAAAATCCCGTAACTGTAGGATGATTGGCCGCGCTCTTTGGTGGGCAGGCAATAGGGCAGATACGCGGGCTTGGCTTTGCGCGCTTCGCGCCAGCATAGAGCGGCAAAGGAAGCGATGGCGCGCTTGGACAGTCCGAAAGTTTCGCCGCTGTCCAACATAGAGGCCTCGTCGCGTATGGCGTTTTTCAACTCGCGCCTGGTAGTGACCATAACCACGTAAGGGTCGCCATCCGGCATGTAGCAACCGCGAAGCCCGTGCATGATGTGAAAATATTTCGCCATGGTCTCGACTCCTTTTGGGTTAGACCTATTCCGGCTTGATCGCCGCACTAGCCTGCCACGGCGGACAGGCTAGGACCGCAATCATTCGTTGACATTCATGGTGACATCAACCGAGCAGGCAATTGTATCCAATGGCCACAATCGCAACGTTCGCCGTTGTCACACACAAAGCGATTAACCACGACATTATCGCTTTGGTGATTGCACTCGTATGTGCCGCCAGCGACCACACCACACTCGGCACAAAACTCCACACTATCGCCGCCTTCGTGACACCCGTTCCAGCCCTCATATTTTAGATCGGAGTGACTAGCGCAATAGTCACGATGGTAAGCGTCGGAACAGAATGGGATTACGTCAACCACATTACCGACACCATTTTCAATGATATGCACATGCATGTTCCTGTCCTTTCCAAGGTTCAGGTCGGCATGATCGCCGCTCTAGCCTGCCACGGCGGACAGGCTAGGACTGAGATCAGTAGTAGCAATGACGGAATACGTGGTTGCCTTCGCCGTCGTCCGTCACATAGCCGCGCACGGTACAGCCGGCCAAGCGAGTGACGGCGGGGATAGAAAAGTATGTATCGGCTTCGCCCGTGATGTAGACGCTGCGCCGCATGTCACCCGCTAGGTTGTCGAGACGGCAATTGTTGATTCGGGCGAGTGAGGGTCCGCCCATCCATTCGGCATACCAAGCGATAGCGCCATCGGCTTGCGTCTCGGCTTTGTCCGCGCGGTACTTTTGCATGATATTGGTCCTTTATCCGTGCGCCATTATGCGCGTTTGTCCGGTAGGCAGCTCGGCGAGTAGAGCGCAACGCGGACCCTGCTGGCGCAAAAGGTCCGCTATGCGGTCTAGGGCGAGCTGTGGTATGGTGGCTGGGTCCGCTTCAAAGCGGAGTAGTTCGCGGCCGGTGCAGAGAATGCGGAAGGTGATCATGGTGTCACCCGCGCAAGTCGAGAATGACGCGGGCGCGGTCCCAATCAGGATTGTGGTTATTGCGCGCGTCACAGTTGATGGCAGTAGCAGCGGCGCCGAGTCGTGAGGCTATTTCGTATTGTTTATCGTGAAACGCGGCGCTTGCTTGGATGCGAAGATAGGAGGCGATAGTTTTGGGGTCGCGGCCGACATTATCGTCACCGCGCGAGCCGATGAGACTGTGGCAGTACAGTAACTCGCCGTCTTTCCATTCGGTCATAAGCATCGGTCCCGACTCCTTTGGGTTAGACCTGTTCTAGTGACTTTACTATCTAGTATGCGAGGTAGGGCGTATATCCGTAGGAATACGTATGTGACAGAATGACGCAGAAATATAACCATGCGGCTTTGCGGGAAGCGATCGCGATATTGCGGCCGGCGCGAGTGAGAGAACTTTTTGACGGCCGAGCTGACAGCGGCGCAATTAGCTACTGGGTATCCGGTCGACGGCGTATGCCTGGCTGGGCTCGAGACATGGTGTTGCGTCGGATCGAATCGCACGTGCGAAATGCTCTTGCGATTGGTTCGCAATTAGCGGCGTTTGAGCTTGCTCCTGGTAATGCGAAGCGTTCGCAACAAGGCTATTCACTATCTAGCAATGTTAATTTTAGGCATACCGGGGTCCGACCCCCTGCCGAGCACGTGTGAAACTTTACCACGCGGTTTTGGGTTATGTGTACTCGTTTCCGTGTTTTTATCGCCGGCCGGCTTCCCGCTCCACGACTCGCTACCGATGTCAAGCGAAATCTTTTGACCGCCAGCCTTCCGACCAGCTCGCCGAGCCCTCGCTTTTTACTTAACCCATTGAATTAGCTTAGCTATCGCCCTACAGCGCTTGATCCGTAACAGACTTTGAAGTGTGTACCAGTCTCGATTAGCTAAACTCTTGATATAATTGATGTAATCGCTGTAATCCTCGATCGAGGAGCGAGGCACCCGGCGCCGCACGCTTACATGCGACCGCATGTCGCATGCTAACCGAGCGGTAGAATTGTTAACCGGCCGGTAGAATCGCCCGGTCGACGGCCCGCAGCCGTGGTGATGCTCGGGGTAGCCACCTCAACCGTCCCCCAAAAATAAAAAATGCCCTATTGCAAAACGCGCTTGTTTGTGTTTAGCCTCGATCGCTCGGCGCCTCACTCCTTCGGCTCACCCACAGCCTCCTCACACCGAAGCGAGGGGCGCCGAGCGCGAAACCCGAGGGATTTCAATTATATGGCTGATCCCGCACCCGATGCCGACCCGACACCGTGGCTCACCAAGGCGATCTCGTATATCGGCGTGCACGAAGTCGGCTCGTCGAATTTCTCGCCGCAGATCGCGGCATGGGAAAAAGAGCAGGGTTTTAAGATCGAGCCCGAGCCGTGGTGCGCGATCTTCGTCGGGGGGTGCTTGGTGGAAACCGGGCGCGAGGGCAGCGGCACCGAGTGGGCGCTCGACTACGCCCAGTGGGGCCAGGAACTCGACGGGCCGGCGGTCGGCGCCATCGTGCCGATCAAGCGGCCGGGCGGCGGCCACGTGTTCTTCGTACTCGGCAAGGATTCGATAGGCCGCATCGTCGGTGTCGGCGGCAACCAGAGCGATCAGGTCAGCCGCGCCGCTTTCCCGCTCTCGCGCATCAACCACGGCTATCGCTGGCCGGCCGATGATCCACTGCCGGACGAAACCGGCATGGACAGCCTGCCGGTCATCAACGCGGACGGATCAACCAAGGAGGATTGAACATGGGCGCCAACGTCTGGTTCTGGCTGGTTTTCGTATTCATCGGCGTATTCGGCGCATGGTCCATGAGCCCGTGGCGAGGGCCTGCAACGCCGTGGGGGTTTTTTGGCGGCTATGTGGTTTGCCTTGTCCTCATCGGCATTCTCGGCTTCCACGCCTTTGGAAGTCCGATTCGCTGATGCTCGGCGCCCCGTGCCCGCAAGTCCCGCATCCGCGTGGGTTGGCCGAAAATAGTGGCGTTGAGCAACAGGCGGTAGGTGCCCTGGACCGTTCTGGCTCGCGGTCGAGTTTGTACCTAGGCACCTCGCAAGTCGCCCAGACGAGCCGCTTGATTAACCGAAAGGAGAAATCCCCATGACGTTGAGCACCCTTGAAGTGTTGGAACGCGCCCGCGCTGTCATCGCGCGCCCCGAGTATTGGTGTACGCACTATCGGGACAACGGCCAAGGCGCCCATTGCGCGCTTGGTGCGATCGATGTGGTGGTGCACCACACGGACTCCGCCTACATGCCGGCGGTCAATGCTCTTTCGGCGCTTGCCGATACCACGATGGAGTACCCGACCATGCGGGTGGCGCAGCACAACAACAATCACGACCACCCGCAGGTTCTCGCCTGGTTCGACGCCGCCATTGCGGCCGAACGCCAGCGTGTCGCTTCTCTCTTTGCCGGCTCCGACGATGCGCAAGCCGCGCAGGTGGAGGCGGCGATTGAGGCGCTGTTGGAACAGCCGGTCGCATGAGCTACCCAACGAGAGTATTCCTCGGGCAGCCGCCGTGGCAACGGGCTCGTGAACAAGGCCGGGTTCCGGTTCTCGTTGGGTTACGTCAGTCGTGACGGTGAAACTCGGCAAGCCATGACTCCGCAGGAGCTTGAGCATCTTTTCACCGCCCGCTATGGCACCGCGAGGTGGAAAACCCGTCTCGCGAAACGGCTGGGGGTGGACAAGTCGACCGTGTGGAGGATTCTCAAGCGCAAGCGAGTTCCCGGTCCGGTCGAGGCGGCGGTGAGGTGCTGGACCCGGCTACGCTAAGAGGCTACGCCGGGCGAGCCCAAGAGAGGAAGCGCGCATGACCAATTTTCCGCTCGTGAAGCGCCGTTGGTGGGTTCGCTTGCGCAACACTTACCGCATCTATCGCCGCATCGGCCAGACCCGATGGCAGGCGTTCCGCTCGGCTTGGTACATTACGTGGGCGTAGATGCTGTTCCTTCATGGCTCCGCTGGCCCCCCAACTGTTGCGAGACCTGCACCGGCCCTTGGGTTCGCATCGGTGATTGGAACGGGAAGTGTGGCAATGCGCTCTCCCTCAATTACGGCGAGCTGACCGACGCGCGGTTCAGGTGTCAGGACTTCGTACGAAAGGAAAATACATGAGCCCTCTTGCTATCTTGCTTGGTACCGGCGCCGGTCTCGTGCTTGCCCTCACCGCGAGAGCCGCCGAGCCCCCCGCCTATCCCTGCCCCGACAAGGCGCCGTCATGCAAGATCATCACGCTCACCCCCGAGGAGGAGCGCGCCTTGGTGGGGCCTAACCTCATCTTCGATACCGCCCAGCAGGGCCGGCCGCTCGATCTCATGCAGGCGATCGCCTATTTCCGGCAGAAGATTTTGACGGCGCCGGCCGGGACTGTCGAGGTGCCGAAAGCGGAGCCGCCGCCAAAACCCTGATGGGCGCCTATTACAACGAGATCGTCCCGCAAGTCGCGGCGCAATTCATCCGCGCAACCCTATTGACAACCGCTATCCGCTAGTGCTACCCACTAGACGCTCGTCTGTCCCCACCCGCCTTCGCCAAGTGGCTACGGCGGGCAAGGCGAGCACGGCCGGACCCTTTCCCGTCCTGCAACGGCGTGTCCCCCCAAGGGTCCGGCCCTCCTCCTTCGCCAAGGCTTTGGAGGGCGAGCCACTTCAACTAGGCGGGCTTGTCCGCCGTAGCTTTAGCGAAGGCGGATGGCCCGTCGCAAGCATCAGGTTGCCAAGTACCCGACCAGCATCGACGTTCCGTTCGATCTCAAGCGGGACTTGGATGCTATCGCCAAGAAGCTCGATCGCTCGCGCACCTGGGTGATGGTCCATGCGCTCAAGCAGTACGTCGAGTATTTCAACACGCACGAGAGGAAGAAGAAAGTAAACACGCTGGTGGATCAGCCGGACGCTAATCAGATGAGCGAGCAGGATGGGCAAGCGGGAACTGATTGACATTACGGCGCAAGTGCGCGGCGAAACCGACAAGGCGTGGCGGTTGTTCGATGGCGTGCGTACCGAGTGGGTGCCAAAATCGCAAGTCGAGAAGAATGATGATGGGACGTTCACCATGCCAGAATGGCTGGCAGCAAACAAAGGATTTATCTGATGACAATCGGCGAAGATCGCGTACGCACCGAGTTCAATCCGAGCGCCAATACGGTCGTGAACCAGATCAAGCAGAAGTCGGCCGAGTTGATCGACATCTGCGCAACCGCTGCTCCCGGCTCTCCGGGTGAGCAGCACCGTCTATACGCCCTTGCCATGACGGCTTATGAGGAAGCCGCCATGTGGGCCGTCAAGGCGGCCACCATCGGCAAGTGATGAAAATCGCGCTTATCACGACAGTCATCCACGTTCCCGAAGTGTTGCGCGTCTATCGCGCGCATGACGCTTCCACGCGCTTTTTTGTCACGGGCGATCTCGCAACTCCATATGCGGCCGTCCGCGCTTTGTGCGACGAGTTGAAAAATGCCGTCTACCTCACTCCCGAGCACCAGCAAAATTGGCGCTCCTCCGACGTGTTCGGTTGGAACACCACCTGCCGCCGTAACATCGCTTTGCTTGAAGCTCTCAAGTGGGGCGCCAACGTCATCGTGACGGTCGACAACGATAATCTGCCAATGGGCCGCAATATCCTCAAATTCCGCCACTCGTTCGAGGACCACACGGGTTTGCGCGCCATCAGCGAAACCGGCTGGGTCGATCCCTATCGCCCGTTTGGCATCCCGCATCGCGGCTTTCCATTCACCAAGTCGGCCCCCGCCGATTTTGAGTCAGTCGTCAACGCGAAGGTCGGTGTCGTTGCCGGCATCGTCATCGGCGATCCCGATATATCGGCCATCACCCGCATCGCTCGTTCGCCTATCGTACATGCGGTAACCGAGCCGCTGCGGCATGGCTTTGTCGTACAGCCGAGCGCCTGGACGGTGTTCAACTCCCAGAACACCGCTTTCCTCCGCGAGCTGGCGCCCGCCATGATGATGATTCCCGGCGTTGGGCGTTACGATGATATTTTTGCCTCCCTGATCTGCCAGCGCGTCATGCGCGAGAAAAACCTTCACGTGCGTTTCGGCCCGCCGTTCGTATGGCAGCAGCGCAATCCCCACGACTTGATACAGGACTTGAAGGCCGAGATTTTTGGTGAGGAGCATGTGGTGGAGTTTGCCGAATGGCTCGATAGCCTGCGGTTTGCCGCCGACATGCAGAGCGTAGCCAAGATGGTGCGCTATATTTACGAGTGCATGCCTGATTGGATGCCGAGCGTAACAACGGAAGCGGGGGAGGCTTGGTTCCATGATGTGGAGTACGCGATGTCATGATGTTGCGCACGGTTGACAAGTTGATTCGCGTGGTTTGTGCTGGCGCAATATTGCTGCTTGTGTCCATCGCGCTGCTACCTTGGTTTACGGTGCTGCAATGTCATTGACCTTCGATGCGCTCCGCGAGGCAAACGTAACCCGTCTTCTCGAGCTGAAAGATAGCAAGGGCGAGAAGGCGCGAGAGCTATCTACGCCCGCGTGGTGCATGGCGGCGCTCGCCAAGTTTGGCCTGGTGGCTAATCTTCTCCATCAGGTGGATCGCGGAACTTACGAGATCGAGGATATCCGCCAAGAGCTTGCCAACGAGCTGGCGGATTGCGTTACTTACCTCGATATTCTTGCCTACAAGGCGGGAGTTGACTTGGGAGAGGCTACGGCCCGCAAATGGAACGCCACCAGCAAGCGGTCGGGTAGCGACTTAAGGATCAGCTCCACCGGAGAAAGCGTGATCAGGCGCAAACTCAAGGGGCAAGAGGAATGAACGTGACATTGCGACCTAATGGCATTCCAGACGTGTATCTCAATAGTCCGGGAGAGCGGTGCGACTTGGCAGAATTGGATAAGCACATTCGTGCTTTGCAAACAGCGAGACGGTGGCTGATGGCTGAACAGAACCAAGTAACGCAAGTACAAAAGACCGCCGAGAAGAAAAAATGACTCGCGTCGCCATTGCTTTCTTGACCAAGGACAGGGTCGAATTGACCAAACAGTCGATCGTTCCGGTATGCGACGCGCCGGTCGATATTTTTTTTGTCGATGGTTCCGAAACCCCGGAGGGGCGCGAGTTTCCGAGAAAATACTGCTTGCAGGAAAAGCGGCTTGAACAGCTCGCCGAGCGCTTGGGCACCGTCGAGTTCCACGACGACATCAAGGGCGGCGCCGATGCGGCCGTGGCGTATGCGTTGACCAAGATGCTGGCTGATCCGCTGTACGACTATGTCGGCATCGTCGAGAGCGACGTACTGCTGGAACCGAGGTGGTTTGAGCTGACTATGGCGTTGTTCGAGGGGTATGGTGTTGGCGCTGTTTCGGCACGTTCGTATCGCGATCGCGTGCTGTTCCAGCGTGACGGTTATGCCGTGATGCACAATCTCGGCTACGGCATGGTCATCTGGTCGAGAAAGGCCGCCACACTGGCGCTTTCCCACTTCCGTACGTGTTGGACGCGAGAGAACCGCCGCGCATTTGCTCAACTGGCCGGCGTCGACATTGGCAAGTTCTGGGCTTTCCGTACTGGCGAGCACGAGTTGGTTAGCGATTGGAATTTGGATCGCGTCCTCGCGATGCACGGTATGGCAAGCCTCGCCCTCACTCCATCTCGTGCCAGCATGATCGGCCAGAACCTAGCCGAGCAAGGGTTAGAGTTGGTCACTTCCCCAGTCGAGGAACGCCGCGACGAGAAGGCGTTTCAGGTCTACAAAGACCATTTGTGGATCATGCGCGAGCGACCGGTCGACAGTGCGATCCATTTTGATGTGGACAAGGGTTGGTTTTATTTCGCTCATCAGCTCGCCGATTACTTTCACGGCGAGTGGTACCTGCACACATCGCAGGGCTTCGGCCCTTTCGCCTATCGCTCGGCCGCTCCCGGTGCCACCTTGGTCGCCTGGCTCGCCGGCCCGCTGACGGTCCTGGCCGGCGGCCACGGGCAGATTGAAATTCTCGATACCAACAGTGCCTACCGCACGTCTCCGCCTCTCGATACCGACAGCATGATTGAGATCGCCGTCCCGGCCGGTATTTCGTACCGCGAGATCAGGATCACGGCCTTGACCAAGGGTGTGGGCATTTACGGCATCGGCACACGCGAGCAGCAGCTTCTCTTGCGTGGCCGGTCGTTTGATTGGAATCAGTTGCCCCCGATGGAGGTAGTATGAAGCGCGCTCTTGTTCTTGGTGGCAACGGCTTTCTCGGCGCCCATATGGTTGCCCGATTGAGCAATGAGGGTTATGGGGTGCGCGCGGTTGGGCGCCATCGGCCGATTTTGGAGCAAACCGGATGGCGCTCGCCTGTAGCCGGCGCTGATGAGTTCAACATTTGGGATTTGCGCCACCCGCCCATTCCCAAGAACTTCTTTGAGAATATCGACGAGGTGTACCAGTTCGCCAGTGAGTCCGGTGGTCTCGGCTACATCGAGAACCCCACCAACAGCGTCGACATCCTGACCAGTTCGATCCAGATAAACCTCAATGTTCTGGAGTGCTGTCGTCTCGCGGGTGTGCAAAGAATTTTCTTCGCCAGCTCGGCGTGCGTATACCCGGAGAAAATCCTCTACTACTACAACGCCCCCTACCCGTTCCCGCAAGCCAATGTCGCGCCGACCGAAGCGTCGGCTTATCCGGCGAATCCGCCCAATCCGTTCGGATGGGAAAAGCTGTTCGCCGAGCGCCTGTATGAGACTTACGCCAAGCATTTCAATATCGCGGTCTCGATCGGCCGGTTTGGCAACACGTACGGCCCCGGCATGCCATGGCAGGACCCGCGAGCGAAGGTCATCGGTGCGCTCATTCGCAAGGTGGTGGAGGCGACCGAGGCCGTGGACATCTGGGGTGACGGCATGCAGAAGCGGTCGTTCACCTATGTGGATGACGCGATCGAGGGTGCGCGGCGCATGATGCTGGCGGCTCAACCCGGCCCGCTCAACATCGCCAATGCCGCGACGGTGACGATAAACCAGTTGACCGACCAGCTCATCGCCATGTCGGGCAAGCGGCTGATGAAAAACTACATTTCAGGTCCGACTGGCATGCGCGAGCGGGGCAGCGACAACTCGCTTATCCGCATGAAGCTCGATTGGGAGCCGTCGATTCCCCTAGCCGAAGGGCTTATTCCGACTTATCGTTGGGTAGAGGCGCAGATGGGGCTTGACATACTATCTACGAAGGCGCATACGGGCTCGGGATAACCGAGGGACAGGTCATGATTTTCAGCTATTGCCGGGTGAGCACCGCCGAGCAGGCGACCGACGCCTCCACTTCCTTGGAGACCCAGGAGCGCAAGAATCGCGCTATCGCGATGTTGCGGGGCTCGAATCCCTTTGACGTAGTGAACTACGTGGACGCGGGCGTGTCCGGCAGCATTCCGCTGAATAAGCGGCCGGCTGGCGCCCGCATGCTGGCGGATGTGAGCCGTGGCGACATCATAGTTTGCACCAAGCTCGATCGCATGTTCCGCTCGGCGATCGACGCCCTCATGACGATTGCGCAATTGCGGACAGCCGGCGCCCACCTGATCATGCTGGACGTGGGGACCGAGCCCGTCGGTACCAACGGCATCTCGCAGCTCTTTTTGACCATGCTCAGCGCTTTCGCCGAGTTCGAGCGCACCCGCATTGCGGAGCGCATGGATGACGGTCGCCGCGCCAAGGCACTCAAGCAGGGCTGCCTTGGGGCGGTGCCGTACGGCTGGCGCAAGCAGGGTAGTGGCAAAGAGTCGCTGCTGGTGGAGGACGCCGACGAGCAGGCCGTCATCGCCCGTGTGCGGGCTATGCGGGAGACGGGGCGGCAGGGCGGTGAGCGCAAGCCGTACGGCATCGCGCAAAAGCTGACTGCCGATGGCATCATGACGCGATCGGGCAAGCCGTTCCGGGTGCCGCAGATACAGCGCATTCTCGAACGGGTGTCGGCATGATACGCGTGCTGATCCTTCTCCAGGTGATATCGCTGATCCTGTCCGGCTTCGTACTGTGGTACGCGATACGAATTTACCGGCGGGTGCAGTAATGACCAAGGCCGAGTTCGACGAGATGGCGAGAACGAACTGTCCGCATTGCGCGGCCGGGTTGGAAGTGCGCCAGCGGCTCGATACCAAAGAGTTCGTTCACGACCATACGGCAGAAGGTTCGCACCGGCATACGATCTGCTGGTCGAACGGGATGCGGCAGTCGGAAGATAAGTTTGTGCCTTCACATGTTGCCACGCTGCCGAGCAGCGCATGAACGACACCTCGTTTGAGCAAGCCGCAAAAATATCCGACGAGCGCCAGCGACGGCGTTCGCTTGCAATCAAACTTTACAATGCGGGCGTCGAGGCGGCGAACAACAAGATCAATCAGCAAAACGTCGACCACGCCTATAAGGCGTTCATGGATGCCTGCTACGCCGATCCGATCTATGGCTTGGCGTTCTACCAGGCGGGCAACAACGAGTCCGATCGCAATATGCTGGCGGCTTCGGTGGCGCTTTACCGCCGCGCCCTGGAGTGCGACAATTCGCCGCAGGAGAAAGCCAAGACGCTGGTCAATCTCGGCTGGCGGCTGCATTGCCTAGGCATGTCCGAGGAAGGCCACAAGGCGTCTTTGGAGGCCGTCAGCCTCGATTCATCGCTTGCCTACGGCTGGCTCAACCTGTCGATGACTTCAGGCATGTTGGGTGAGCAGGATTTCGCTGCGGAGTGTGGACGTAAGGCATTCATGCTCGACCCAAAAGACCCGATTTGCGAGATGGCTTACGCGTTCTCGCTTTTGTTCAATCATCAGTTCGCGCTCGGCCTGAAACATTTCGAGCGCCGGTTCGAGTACAAGCTCACGCAGTACGCGCACTATCCGTATCCCCGCTGGAGCGGCGAGCCCGACAAGACGGTTTTTCTCGTGTCCGATCAGGGCATGGGCGACACGCTGTCATACAGCCGCTTTGTCAGGCAGGCTGCCAAACGAGCGAATTTTCTGCATATTTGCGTGCAACCCGAGTTGATGCGATTGTTTGCTCATGCGTTCGCGGATTTGAAGAACATAAATTTCATGCCGCAACCTGGCGTCTTTCCCGCTGCCGACTACTGGACCACGTTCGTCAGCCTGCCGTTTGCGTTGGGTTTTACCGACAAGGAGATTCGCACCGCCAAGAATATCGAGGCGCCGATCTACGGCTTGCCTCGTACTTGGAAAGTGCCGGATCGCAAGTTGCATATCGGTATCGCGTGGGCCGGCAGTCCGCTCAATGAGATCGACCAGCACCGCAACATTCCGGTCCACCACTTCTTCGATCTCTACCGCGTTCCCGGCATTCAGCTCTACGCGTTTCAGGTTGACGGCAAGAAGGACCAGTTGCACCAGAATGGCGGCGCTGCGCTGGTGCGGGACTTGTCGGGTTACATCCGTGATGTGGTCGACACCATCAGCTTGTTGCAGGATATCGACTTGGTGATTTGTTGCGAGTCGGCGCTGGGGCACATTGCGGCGCTGGCCGGCAAGGAGTGCTGGATACCGTACAGCTATCTGGGGCGAGACTACCGGATTGGGCTCGACGGCAGCGACCGGCTGTGGACACCACGGCATAGGATTTTTCCGCAAGGTGCCAGCCGCGATTGGGGACCGGCGTTCGAGTCCATGATCTACGCGTTGAAGGATAGGATGCGATGAGCTGGTCTCGCGAAGTTTTTTCCTCCAACGTGCAAACAGTTGCGTATGACAGCGACACGTTCGAGCTTGTGGTGACGTTCCAGAATGGCTCGTCCTATGCGTACTCGGGCGTGGATGAGGGAACCGCCATCGCACTCTCCAAGGCGCCCTCGGTGGGCGGAATGCTCAACGCCGAGATTAAGGGGCGGTACCCGCATAGGAAATTGTCATGACGGCGAGCGACTGCTTCAAGAACATGGCCGCTCGCATCGAGCACAACGCCGACTCCAAGTTTGGCGGGGCGGTCGTGATCTATCCGCCCGATGAGGGCGGCGATCCGATCGAGGTGCTGCTGCTCGACCAGGCGAGCGATCCCGTCATGTTCTGGCAAACCGTGCAGTCGCGCATTGCGATCGTGCTGGAAACCCTCAAGGACAAGCAGCGCCAGTCGGCGGCGTTCGGGCGGCGATGAACCGCGCTCTCGCTTGGCCCATCGTCATCTCGTTTTTTCTCGGCGGCCTTGTCTTTGCCGAGTGCGCCGTTTATGTGGCGGGGTGCCAATTGTTCGGTGCCGATTGGCATTGCGGAGGTGTCGCGCGTAAGCATCACCATTGACAGAGCGGCCCATTTTCGTACACTCGTCTTGTTGCTGTCTCTTGGAAGGAGACATTGTCGTCCCTGAGTAACCGCCACCCGCTCCCGGAGTTGGTGCATTCCCGTCTTGCGGGTGGCGGCATTCCCCTCTACGCTCTCCGCATGGCAGGCTGGTCACAGAAAAAGCGCGACGCCGTTGAGAAAGCGTTTTACGGCTATCTCGACCAGTGCTGGATCAATTCCAAAGACCTTGGCCGAATTTGCCTTGGCGAGCATCTTTATGACGGCCAGCGCCGGCTCATCACTGAGATTTTTGACGCGCTCCAAGCCGACATTCACAAAATTTACGTGTTGAAGTCGCGCCAATTGGGGGTTTCCACCCTCATCCGCGCTCTCATGGCTTTCCTTCTCGGCATCCATCCGGGCCTCAAGGGCGCGGTGGTGTTCGACTCGGATACCAATCGATTGGAGTCGCGGGTTGAACTGACCACGATGATCAAGGATTTGCCGCTGGCCCTTCATTTCCCGGCGATCGGCCTCGACAATCGTGCTGGCCTGACTCTCCAGAACGACAGCCGCCTGCTTTTTCTCTCGGCCGGCGTGAAGAAATCCAAAACTAGCGGCACACTTGGCCGATCGGTCGGCCTTTCCTTGGCGCACTGCTCGGAATTGTGCTCGTGGGACAACGACGAGGGTCTTGAGGCATTCGAGCAGTCGCTATCCGACAACAACCCCGATCGCCTGTATGTTTACGAGTCGACCGCACGGGGTTTTAACAAGTGGCACGACATGTGGGAGGAGGCTCGAAAGGACCCCGACCATTGCCGCTGCATCTTTCTTGGCTGGTGGAGCAAGGAGTCGCAAAGCATCTTGCGCGAAGACAAGGACTTTGCCAAATACGGCGAATATCCGCCGACCGAAGGCGAGTTGAAGAAGATCAGCGCTGTTCGAGAGCAATATCACCACATTATTAAGCCTGAGCAGCTTGCTTGGATACGTCGCAAGATGGACCCGGCGTTGCAAGGGATCGGCGACGGCGACATTCATTTCGACGCCAACCCGACGCGGGTGCAGGAGCAGCCGTGGACGGAGAGCGAGGCATTTCAGCAGACTGGTGCGGTGTTTTTCGGCTCCGAAAAGCTCACGGTCCAGACCAACGATAACGTCAGCGACCGTTACGATTCTTACATGTACAGCCTCGCCGACGAGTTCGACACGATGTTTATCGTGCGCGCCCAGAACGCCAAGTCGGTAGAGCTGAAAGTCTGGGAGCCGCCCGAACGGAATGCCGTCTACGTGATGGGCATCGATACGGCACACGGCGAGAACGAGTCGAATGACCGCTCGTCGGCGCAAATTCTGCGCTGCTACGCGGATGGGCTCGATCAGGTGGCCGAGTACACGTGGCCGCTGGTGACGACCCAGCAGTACGCGTGGGTGATTGCGAGCCTTCTCGGCTGGTACGGCTCCGAAGGGTCCGAGGTTCGCTATATTCTCGAACTGAACGGTCCCGGCACGTCGGTTTATACCGAGTTGAAACAGTTGAAGCAGAAACTCGACCGGGGGTTCCGGTTGGACAAGATCGAGGAAAAGGGGCTTCAAAACATCTTTGCCAACGTGCGGACGTTCATCTACTCCCGCCCCGACTCGATCGGCCACGGGCACAATTTTCACTTCAAGACCACGTCGGCGCTCAAAGTCACCATCATGGAGGACTTGCGCAACAACGTGTCGAATGGCATCTTGCGGGTGCGGTCGATGGACGCCATCAAGGAAATGACGGCCATCGCACGTGACGGTGACAAGATCAGCGCGCCGGGGTCCAAGAAGGACGACCGCGTGGTCTCGATGGCGCTGGCGAACTACTATTGGAAGAATAATATTCGCAGTGTGTTGATCTCGCAAAAGCGTACCCGGCAGGCAGAGGCGGCAAAGAAGCAATTGAGCATCCACGATCAGATTTATCTGTTTTCGCAAAACCAGCTCAGCCAGTTTTTTGCCGACAAGCAGCGCTCTCGCCGGACCGTGGAGCGGGAACTGTCGCGTCGGCGCTGGCGGTACGGGAGATAGTGATGGGCTACGCCGTCAAATGCCCCTCTTGCAAGGCCAAGTTCCCCTGGAACGTCAAGCAGGGAATGCCCAAGTGCTGCCCGCTGTGCGGCTACGATACGTCGATCCCCGATACCGACGAGATTTCGATGCCGGCATTCCTCTCCCCGAGCACCAAGGCCAACGACAAGCTCTACCGTGACATGGAGCGCGGCTCCGAAGTGCGGGCTCAAGCTGCGGCCGACATGCTGGAAGTGCCTGTGTCCGAAATGTCGGCGCTGAAAATTACCGATATGAACGACCGGCGGGACCGCGAGACATCGGCCGTGCAAGTGGTCAATCCGGTGACCCAGCAGATGGATTATCTCAACAAGCGCGGTGGTAATTTCGGCTTTGGCCAGAATGGTGCAGAGTTCAGTTCCGAGGTGCAGAGTGGTGGCGTGACGGTGAATGGCCAGACAACGCAGGGAATCGGCGCGAGTGCGGGCGCCAGGATGCGTGCTACGTTGCAGGAGGTTCACGGCCGGACCACCGGAAAGGTGTCGACCGATTATCCGGCACTGGAGACGTTGCAGCCTGGTTATAGGAAGCGCGCATGATCCCGGTCCCCGACAAGGAACGCGACATTCTCGATTTGGCGCACAAGCTGATCGAGCAATGCCGGGTCAGTGTCGGGGCGCGGTCGACTTACTGCCGGCTCATGAACACGATCGCCGAGACCGGCCGGTTCGACGGCTCCAAGGCGCTGGTTAATCTGCTCCACAACCATCTCGACCGCACCGCCGCGCACCTGTTCAGTCCGGTGGAACTGAAGTTCACGGTCGATTTCGAGAACCGCTATCCCAAGCACATCATCGAGCGCGGCGCCGTAGCCGGCGAAATCCTCACGCGCTCGTGGGAACGCAGCAATACCGACGAGATGTTTGCCCGAGGTGTGTTCGAGTCGCTCAAATACGGCATCTCGATCCTCAAGCAGTGGCCGGTGGTCGAGAAAAACAACGAAGTTGTCTACATGAAGAAGCTCGTCATGCCGTGGCAGTTCGGCGTGTACCGGGAGGACATCAACGATATCGACTTGCAGGAGTGCGTCTGCGAAACCTCGACCTTGACGTTGCCCGAGGTGTGGCAGCGCATTTTTCACCTGCCCAACAGCAAGAAGCTGTTCGACAAAATCAAGGCCAACGCCAAGACGGGAGAGTCCGGCAGCGAGCCGTCGAGCTATTTCCACCAGGTTTTGTCGACCAGCCAGCTCAATACCAGTCCGCTTGCCGCTACGACACCGGGGGGCATCGTGGGGGTTACCAGCGACGCCAATTACTCGCTGATGGGTCCGGTGATCGCGGCTGATTGCGTGCAGATGCACGAGCTGTGGGTCAAGGACGAGGACGATTATACGACCATCCAGTTGATCGAGCCCGATATCCTGGTGGCGCCGCTTTACAAGAAGGCGAATCTTTTGATCGCCGGGAGCCGGATGCAGCCTTATCGGGTGATCCAGCCCAACGAGGTGACCAATTGGTTCTGGGGTCGCAGCGAACTTGTCGATCTGATCGAGCCTCAGGGCTTGTTGGCGCAGTGGTGCGACGATGCCAAGCGCCTGATGGGTTTGCAGATTGACAAGATACTGGCGTTTGTCGGTGAGAACGGCATCAAGGACGAGATTTACGACGACTTCCGATCGGCCGGCTATATCGCGTTGCAGCCAGGGTCGGATATCAAGGATGTGACGCCAAAAGTGCCGCCCGAACTGCTTCCCATCATCAAATGGTTGATCGAGGTGATCAACGTGCTGGGAGGTTTCCCGCCCATCATGCAAGGCCAGGGCGAGCCCGGTGTGCGGGCGGGTTCGCACGCTGGCACTTTGATGAAAACCGCCTCGCCGACGTTGCGCGATCGCGCCCTGTTGGTGGAACGGCAGTGCGCGATGTGCGCGGATTTGAGCTTGACCATCAAGGAGGCCAAGGACCCGAATCACTACTGGACCAAGTTCGATACCATCGAGGAAGTGGAGAGCACCAAGTTCCTGCTATCCGAATTGCCGGATGATTGGCGCGTGCTGGTGGACAGTCACAGTTCCAGCCCGATATTCAGCGACGAGAACCAGCAGATGATATTTGCGTTGCGCAAGACCGGCGATGTGGGGGGCGAGTACGTCATCGACAATCTCCCGCTGCCCAACAAGGAGATTGCCAAGGCGCAGTTGCGCGAGCGCGAGAAGAACAAGGCAATTCAGATGCAGAAATTGCTGCAAGAGCATCCCGACTTGGGCGAGGCGCTGGCCAAGAAGCAACTGATCGGGTCTACCCGCCGTTGAACAGACCGCTCGGCTGGAGCACCGCAGGGCTCCCTGCTTGTGCCCGCATGGCGGCGCGTAGCGCTGGGTCGCTCAAAGCTTCGTTTTGGATTGCGGCCCGGATACGCATCTCGTGTAGTGCCCGTTCCTTGTGAGCGACTTTCGATTGGTTGGTGTCCTCCACCATCGCGCCATTGATGGTGCTTCCCCGGATGGATGCCATCTGACCGAAGTCGTCGGAGAACAGGTTAATGTCGCCGTCTTTGTAGGATATGCGATCGGCTTGCGCCGAAGCTGTTTCCATCGTCTTGTACATGAAAGACCAGCCGACATTTCCGGTACCGAACGAAATGCTGATGACGTACATTAGGTTTCCTTCCGTGGACGTTGGGCGTTTGCCCAAGCTTTAAACTCGTCGATGGGAAATCGGATGATGCTTCGGCTCAGTCGAATCATAGGCGGCGGGTTTTTTCGTTTCTTACGTTTGCGCGTGTACCCGTAGATCACCCAAGCACTGACTTGAAGCCAGCGCGCCGCCTCTTTGGGCGTCCAAAATGCCTTACCGTTGGTCTCGGCCACTGTCGGGAATGTCCTTTTGCCAACAGCACTATATAAAACGACGTTAAATCTTGCAAGCCGTTGTTCCCCCACACCCCTCATCTGGCGGACCTTGGACCCGTCGCAATCGGCTAACCCGTTTTGGTTGGCCAACGTGCCATCCGGCGCGTCGACAAACCAAAGGTAGCAACCATGCTTACCAAGCATCGTCGCGGTCGTCGGCACGGTCGGAAGTAATCCGCCCGCATGCCTGAAATGACCCCAACCGCTATGCCGGGGGCAAAACCCCCGACACAACCCGGACAGCCTCAACAGCCGCCCTTTGGGTCTACCCCCGCAACGGGGCCGACGCCGAACAAAGGGTATGAGGCCGCCGGATTGCAGCGGTTGGGGGTTGTTCTTCGGCAGTTGGAGGAGCTGGTGCCGCTTCTGGGTTCGGCGAGTGAGCCCGGCAAGGCGGTGCTCGATGCGATCGGCAAGCTTTCCAAGCATGTTCCGGCCGGGTCGGTCACGCCGGCCGCCATGAAGGGCAATATCGAGAGCATGGCGATGCGCAATGCCCAGCAAAATCAGCAGATGCAGGCGCTCAAACCGCAAGGTGGCGCACCGGCCCCCGGTGGAGCCCCGCCGCCCACGCAGGCCGCAGCCGCATGACCGATCTTTTTCACAACAAGACGACCGAGATGGCGCCGCCGAGCGAGCAGCCGGTTCGGACCATGCAGGTGCCGGACGAGACGCTGCACATGGCGAAATTGCCCGGCTCGGTTCACCTGCCCTACCGGAACGTCGAGAACGTAATCCGGCCGCGACGCGGCCACGACTACTAGGAGCCCGATTATGCCGACCGCTGCTGGCGCCCCAATTTTCGAGGATGTGGTTGTATTTCTCCAGTCGAAGCCGAGCCCGACCGCTATCTCGCAGAACATGGACATGTTCACGGGCGGCCTGGTCGATCTCGTCAATCGGGTGAGGAACCTGGAGTTCCGAGCCTTGGAGGAAGGGCACCGCCTTTCGGTCGCCGAAGTGAAGCTTGTGGACGCCGAAACCCGCCTCAACAATGCCGAGGCTGATCGCACCAGCGAAAAGGCGCGGCTCGACGCGATCGAGAAGGCGCCGGCCGAGCAGGCCAAGCGGCTCGACGAGATGGATAAGCGTGTTCGCACCGTCGAGGGCGCGGTCGGGTCCGTGGCCTTCAACGAAGCCAAGACGGCTCCCGCGCCCGCGCCGGTTCCGCCTGTGGGCGTCAAGCCGACCGATCCGGTGAAACCATAAAGGAAATCAGCCATGGTCAACGTTTTTCGCAACGACACCAAGTCGATCCCGACCAGCGACGAGCAGATCGTGCGCGTCAACATGGAGGAGATCGAGATCGGCGGCCGCAAGAGCCACTTGCCGGCTCAATCGAAGTCGTCGGTTTTGCCAATCTCCCACGTGCCGAATAGCGGCTCCACGCCTGGAGCGAAGTGATGCCGAAGATCGAGGTCGACGAGGTTCAATTCCAGCAGGATGCCAAGCTACGGGAGGTGGTGCAAAATATCATGAAGCACCCCAAAGCGCGGCTGTTGGTGCAGGAAGCGCACCAGATGGTGGACCCCAATGCGGCGGCTCCCGAGCTGGAGATGCGCAAGATCGTCGATGAGCCGGTCAGTGCACTGACCAAGAAGCTCGACGAGGTTACGAAGCAGCTTGCCGACGACAAGGCGGATCGAGAGAAGAAGGAAAAGCTCGATACGCTCAGCGGCACCATCGAGGCAGGCATTGCAAAAATTCGCCGCGAGAACAGCCTGACGGCGAAGGGCGAAGAGACGCTTCGGGCGCTCATGAACGACAAGGGCATTCTCGATCCCGAGATCGCGTGGGCCTACATCGAGAAGCAGACGCCGCCCGCCGCCCCGACGATGCCGGGCGGCACCGGCTCGTGGAATTTCCTTGAGGTTTCGGCCGGTGACGGCAGCGATGACATCAAGCGCCTCATCGAGTCCAAGGGCGAGAACGAAGGGCTTTTGCAGAAGATGGCGAACGAGGCCATTCAGGAAGTGCGCGCCAGTTCTCGGCGTTGAAAAGTAGAATTGAATAAGGAGAGCGTGCCATCCCCCTCCCAGGTCTTGGTGTGGCCCCAGCGGCCGGGTCACTTTATAATGAGTTAGCATCTGTAACACGACGCGCGTTTGTTCCGCGTTTGTTTGTGCAGATTTATTTTGGAAGCCCGACGCTTTTCTATCTGACGGGCAATGCGCAGCGCGCAGCCGGCGGTCTCAACCAAGTAACTGTTCCGTTGCAAGGCCAGTCGATGGTCCAAGGTCAATGGACCGGCTACGGCGGCGGCTTCAATTCGCCCGTTATCACGCCGGGAATACAAAACGCTCAATTCAACCTTGCCTATTGGGTGGTGCCGGTTCCGCTGCCGTTTGGCGAGTCGGTCCTCCAAGCAACCGATCGCGAGATCAGCATTCTCAAGGCCCGCATGAACGATGTGTATGCGGTCACTCGCCAGAACATGGCGCGCGTGTTGTTCACCAATAACTCGGCCAACCCGCAGATGCCGGACTCGTTGCAAGGCGCGTTCGACGACGGCACCAACTTCCCGCAGTACGGCGGCATCAACCGCAACGCGGCCGGCAACTCGGCTTTCAAGGGCCAGTACGTCAACCTCAACTCGGGCACATTCTCGCAAGGTGCCGCCGGCTTCACGCGTGCCGGCATGGCGACCGTGCTGGCGAGCGTCACTGACAAAGCGGGTGGCGAGGCGCCGACGTTCGTTGTGATGAACCCCGGCGATTACGCGACCTTGAACAACACGTTCATCGCCAACGAGACACAGTTCGTCAATCCAGGCGGCACCTATTCGATGAATACCGAGGTGCGGTCGAGCTTCCCCAACATGGTAATTTCGGGCATCCCGATCTTTGCCGATCACTTCGTCCCGGTCGGTAACGTGTTCGGTGCCAATATTAAGTACACCGCCATGTACATGTCGGAAGATGCGGCGTTCGATTTCAGCGGCTTCTATTCGCTGGTGCCGCTCGGGCAAATCGGCCAGCAGGGCGTTGTCATCTGCGGGTACGACGTGCTGAGCGCCAAATCTTCCTCGGGCTTCTGGGGCTACAATCTCCAAGGCGCGGCATTCTAAGGAAACCATCAGATGCCCTCATACTTGTCCGGTCCTGGTCTCGGTCTGGCGCTGCCGCAGAACCTCTATCCTTCGGCTTTGCAAAACGCGCCGATCGACAATCCGAGCAACCGCATCGGTTTGGCGCCTGGTGACGAGTTGCCGCTGGCGGCTGGTGACTGGTACATCGGTCTCGGCCAATATTTGGTGCTGGAGCATCTCGATCCGGTGCTGGGTATCTGGACGCTGGCGTGCGCGGCTGGTTGGACCAGCGGCTTGCTGCATGTGACCAGTGACGGTTTCAATCTGCGCATCGCCAACCGGCTCGGGTGTCCGGTCAGCGCCACCGTGATGGCGTACGGATCGTCTTACGTTCAGACGACCACGACCATCACGCAAGTCAGCGGCGCGTCCGTGCAAGGCACGTGGCTCCCGATTGTCGGTGGCCAGCTCAATATCGCCACCACTACGGTTCTGACGGCGAACGCGGGTGCCGGCTACGGCATGGCGCCGATCGTGTTCATTCCGCCGCCGCCTCCCGCCGCCAACAACGCGAATGGCGTCGGCGGCATCCCGGCGACCGCTTATGCGACGATTGCCAGCGGGACGCTCAGCGGTGTGTCGTTTACGAATCCCGGCGCCGGCTATCCGTCGATCCCGCTTGCCGTCATCCTGCCGAACCCGTCCGACCCCAATCTGGCGGTTGGCATTACGGCGGCGACCATTACGTTCAGTCTGACCGGCTCGGGCTCGATCACCGGGGCGCTGTGCACCAATCCGGGGGCGCCGCTTGCCAACGGCTCGCTGGGCAGCATCACGCTCTCGATCGGTGGCGCGGGCTCGTCCGGGTCGCTGACGGCGAATGTGCTGCAAACCATCGTGTCGTCGACCCTCTCGGGTGCTGGCACCGGATACACGACTTCGGGTATCCTCACTACGGGTGGCGTGCCGCCGCAGGGCAGCATCTCCAACGGGCCGGATGCGCTTTACCTGTCGTTCCGACCGCGCCAGCCCAATATCGGCCTCGCCACGGCGTCGGCCGCGACCGTTGGGGCGATCTACGACGGCGGCTTGTTCCTTGGCGCTCCGACGATCGGGCAGGTGGCGTTCGTCGCCAGCGGCGTGAATACGGCGACTGTCGGCACCATCGCCAACGTCATGGGCAGCAAGCCCGATATCGCGATCATTCAGCCGGCGCCATGACGTACAGTCTGGCAAACCTCGGGATCAGTTCTGCGCTGACCAATAGCGTGTCCGAGCTTGTGACAGTCGACGATGCGGCGGCGGGCCAGTTTGGCTCGTCGCAGAATGCGATGCAAACCGGCGCAGCGTTTCTTTGTTTGCAGCCGGATGGAAGCCAGGCGCTTTATCAAATAGATGCGGAGCGCAGTACGCCGATCGATATCGTCCTCAAGCGCGTGGGGCCATGACTCCCACCGGTAGGGAGAAATGCTCAATCAGTACGTTTCCCAGACCCAGCGGTTGCTGCAAAACCCCGGCGCACCTACTCCTCTTTACGCCGTTTCTGATGTAACCAACTGGATCAATCTGGCGCGCGGTCAATTGGCCGGTGAATCCGAGTGCATTCGGTTCATCGGCACGTTGAGCACGACGGTCGGGTTGAACGTCTATAATTTTTCCGCGATCAGCACCGGTTCGGCCAACGGCGTCCAGGCGGTTCTCAAGATCAAGCGCATTTTTTACAACGTCGGGCAGGGCCAGAGGCGCGTCAACGGACGCCCGTGGCAATGGTTCGACTACTATCATCTCAACAACCCGGTGCCGGCGTCAGGTGCTCCCAAGACGTGGGCTCAATATGCCCAAGGCTCGGCGCCGGGTGTGACCGGCAGTGAAGCCGCGTCATTGGGCGGCAGCTTCTATCTCGATCCGCTGCCGAACATCATCTACACGCTTAATCTCGACTGCGTGTGTTTTCCGATCGCACTCGCGCTGGACAGCGACCCCGAGGCTATTCCTTATCTGTTCACCGATTGCGTGCCGTACCTGGCAGCGTGGTACGCGCTGTTGTCCTCGCAAACGAGCGCGCGTGTCGGCGATGCCGAACGCATGTATAATTATTACGAGACATTTCTGGATCGCGCCAAGAAGGCCGGCAATCCCAACGAAGCGCAGGACCCCGTGCAGGCAACCAAGCTCGGTATCAAGGCGCAAGCCGGGGGAGCGGCGGGATAAATGTCGACGCTCAACAAATACATGCAGCAAACGCAGCGCTTCCTTCGGGAAGCGAAGCAAGAGTATTTGAACACGGACGACCTGGTTGATTACGTCAACCGGGCACGGCGCGAGACGGCGCAGCGGACGCAGTGTGTCAGGCGGCTCACCCCGATAAGCGCCTCGATCGTGAGCTGGAGCGTGACCAATCAAGGCGCCGGCTACTCGAATGCGCCGACATTGACGATCACACCGCCGGATTTTCCTTCGGGCATGTTGCCCAATCCGGGTGGAGCGCAGGCGACGGCTTTGCCGATCGTGCAGGCCGGCAAGATCACGGCAATCAACTCGCAATTTGGCGGCTACGGGTATTTCGCGCCGCTCATGACGATCACGGACAGCACCGGCACGGGTGCGACTGCCACGGCGGTCCTGTCGAAAATCAACCAGCTCAATCCGAATCAGGAGAAATACTCGTTCTCGGACATCGACGTGAGCATGTTTCCGGGTGTGGATTCGGTCTATTCGATTCGATCTGTTAGCGTTATATATTCGAATTACCGCTACTCGCTTCCAATGTATTCGTTTTCTACTTATCAAGCTAAAATTAGAAATTACCCTTTCCAATATACTTACGTGCCCGCCTTCTGTACTCAGTTCGGGCAAGGTTCGGATGGATCGTTTTTCATGTATCCAATTCCGTCACAGATTTATCAAGTAGAGTTCGACTTGTTCTGCATTCCGCAGGACTTGATCGACAATCAAAGCGTGGACGTAATACCGGCCCCGTGGGATGATGTCGTGCCATACTTCGCGGCGCATCTGGCGCAACTCGAACTCCAGCAGTACAACGCGGCTGCCTACTACCTGAAACTCTACGACGACATGACATTACGTAAGAGTAATTACGCGCGACCTGGGCGGGCAACCAATTTGTATGGGCGCTGGTAATGCCTATACGCCCGCAAGCGCCGGCTGCCGAGAAGCCGAATCCCTACTCGCCCCCCGGCCCCGGTGATCCGCTCGTTTTTGAGGAATTTCAAGGAATAAATACGGCCGTTTCCCGCTCGGGCGTGCCCGACCAGCAGATGGCGTGGTGCGACGGTTTCATGCCGCTCGGTCGCCGGAACTTGCGCACGCTTTACGGGCTCGGCCCCGTGCTGTTCACCCCGACCGGCGGGCGCACCATTGCATTTTTCGGCTTCTACAATATCGGGGCGACGCCCAGCATGTTGTCCGTGCTCTCGGACGGCTCGGTGTGGACCACCAATACGGCGACATCGGTAAGCGGGTTGATCGCCAACCCCGGCACCGTCACCGGCCCGTCGATCACGACGCTCGGTATCACGCAGTGGGGTAATCTCTACGTTATTCTGGTGTCGTCCGCGTCCGCCAACGGCTATTGGATTTGGGATGGGACGACGTTTTATGTTCCGGGTGGCAGCGCTCCCGGTGGCGGCACCATGCCGACCGCCATCGCGGGCTCGGCGGTCGAGGTTTACGCTGGGCGTGTGTGGGTGATGAACGGCAGTGTTATCAGCTTTTCCGCGCCGGGTTCGTTCAAGGACTTCTCGACCGCCAACGGCGGCGGTAATTTCTCGTCGAGCGACAGTTTTCTTCGCGTGGCATTTTCAAATTTGAAGCAGACCAACGGCTTCCTCTATCTGATCGCCGACTCGTCGATCAACTATCTGTCCGGCGTGCAGACTTCCGGCAGCCCGCCCACGACGACGTTCACCAATCAGAACGCCGATCCCGAGGTTGGGACGCCATGGGCTGCGACTGTGGATGTGTTCGGCCGCAACATCGTGTTCGCCAATGCGTTCGGCGCCCATATCAGCTATGGCGCGGCGGTGACCAAGATCAGCGAACCGCTCGACGGCGTATATAACACGGTGCCTAATTTCAGCGGTGTCGTGACGCCTTCTGCCGCCAAGGCGATCATTTTTGGGCACAAGATATGGATTCTCCTGCTGCCGATCATCGATCCTTACACGGGCCAGCAAGTCAACAAGCTGTTCATGTGGGACGGCAAAAAGTGGTGGTCTACCCAGCAGGAAATCGGCCTGACCTATATCCAGCACCAGGAGATCAACTCGATCATCACGGCGTGGGGCACCGACACCCACTCGGTATGGCCGTTGTTCCAGACACCATCGCAGGGCTTTACCAAAGTCGTGCAGTCGCGTTTTTGGGATACGCCGGGTGGGTACGAGTATACCAAAGCGGCGGTGCGCTTGTGGGGGCTGTTCTATCTTTACAATCTGACCAATCGCAACATTTCGATCAATGTCGACAACGAGGTTGGCACTTCGCCGCAATCGTTTGCGCTTACACCGGCAAGCTTATTGTGGTTCAATAACAGTGGACAACAGATATTGTGGACCGGCGCGGGTGGTGCTCCGTTGACTTGGTTAGGGGCGCTTGGATCGGTGTCGGTATTGCCACCGGCCGCTGCCGCACAGCAGGGCGTACTGACCGGGCTTACGCTGGTGACGAATGCGCTCGACATGGCGATCGTGTCGGTCAAAGTGCAGGATGAGATCGTAGGATATAGAGGCTAATGCCGCTCAGCACCATATTTGCCAACCTGACTTCCGCCGCAGGTGCGCAGCTCGATCAGGTGCTGGCGCAGCTCGGTGCGATCACACCCATTCCCTGCACGGTCAGTGGCACCAATGTGCTCGTGCTTACGCCAGCCGCCAACACGCCGACGATTCCTGCCTACGCCAACTACCTGCAAGTGACCGGCATCACGGCGGTGAGCAACACCGGGGCGGTGACGGTCAATGTGGCTTCCTTGGGTGTCGTCAACGTCTACAAGGACACTCTCAGCGGCCCTGCCGCGCTGGTTGGCGGCGAGCTGGTGGCGAACTGTGCGTTCGTGCTGTTCTACGATTCGACCCTGAACGGCAATACGGGCGGATTCCATCTGACGGCTGGTCCGTTCATTTCGGGTTCTTATCTTCTCTTGTCCGGCGGCACCGTCACCGGCACCGCCAATATCGCGCACGTCATTGCGACGACCGACTTGAAGGTGCCGAGCACGGGGATAGCTATAACCCGCATATTGTCGGCAACCGCATCGTTGGCTTTTGGCAACATTGCCCAAAATAATGCCGCCACATTTAACATAGCGGTGGCGGGCGCCCAATTAGGGGACGCGGCATTTATCACCATGCCTGCCGGACTCGCAGCCTCCGGCGGGTTTACCATAGTGTCCTGTGTGAGTTCAGCTAATACCGTGAATATAACGATTACTGCTACTAATCCCAGCGGCGTGGCGCTGGGTACTCTTGTTTGGCGCGCAACCGTCATAGGATTTACCTGATGGCAATCGCGGCGCTGTTCAATATCCCCGGTACGCCCGAGGAATGGGCGCAGTGGAGCTTTTGCAATGCCGCTCAGCATCGCGACGAGAACCGCGTCATCTTCCAGACGCTCGGAAAGGAGTTGCCCGAATACGTGCTCGACCCGTTCGATCCGCAAAATCCCGGTGTGTGGTTCGACCAGCACCAGATCATGCACAAGAATACCGACGCGCTGCTCGGCATCAGCGGGTTCGACTTGACGGATGTCGATTTCAACGACAAGAATCAACTTGCCGGGTGGATTTATCTGCACGCCAACGAGCACTTCCAGGCTGGCAACATATTGAGGATCGGATAAATGGCTACACAGACCGCCGTCAAAGCTGCCCCGCCGCCTCTCGTCCCCATCCGCCGTTTCGAGGTGGCGGATTTGTCCAAGCACGGCGGGTGGATCATGCGCCGGCTGCAAAAAGCCTATCCGCACCAGAACGACCGCTCGATGGCTGGGTGGTTGCGCGAGATCATCGGCTCGAACGAGTTCCTGTTTCTCTACCAGGAGCACGCCGTGGCACTGGCGCAGACTTTGCGCACCTCGACGCTCGACGCCAAGCCGATCATCATGGAGCGCTTCGTGTTCGCTGAGGAAGGCCACGTCGATGCGGCGGCCGAGTTCTATGGCGAGTTCGCTCTTTGGGCAAAACGGCAGGAAGTCACCACGATCGTCGTCGAGGAGATGTCCGACGTGCCGCACGAGATGATCCGCGAGCGATTAGGACGCTTGTTCACCCGCCAACAGGTGTTTGCGAGGCTATGATCGAGTACAAGGAAGAACTTTTGAGGTATTGCATCGACGAAGTGAAAGCTTTGGTGCCGCAACAGTGGGCCGAAATGGCCCAAGGCATGAATGAGATAGAAGAAAACACCGATTGGGACGAGTATCTGGCTTCCGAGGGCAAAAAAGAGGCGTTCTTGATCACCGCTCGCCGAGAAAATCTTATCGGTTACTTTGGCATGCGGGTGAAACCCTTTGCCAGCTCGCAAAAGCACTTGGCAGCTACCTCATTACCTTATTTTGTGGTGAAATGCCGCGATCGAGGCTTGATTCTTCGCCGCCTCATCCGTGTGGCGACCGAGACCGCCAAGGCGCGTGGCGCCACCATGGTGGCGATCAAGACCCATCCGTGGGCGTCGGCGGCGCCATTGCTCGAACGGATGCGGTTCAAACCCTTGGAAACGTGGTACACTTTGAAAATCTAGGAGGCACAGATGCCTGACTTGGGTTTGGGCGAAGGTATTGCGGCCTTGGCGGCTTCTGGCGCCTTGGAAGGCCTTTTGGGAGGTGGTGCGGCTACGGGCGTGGCGGCTGCGGCTCCCGAGGCGGCTGCCATCGGGGCAGCGGACCTTGGTGGCGCCGCTTTGGCGGGAGCTGGTGCCGCAGAGGCCGGAACCGGAGTTGCCGGCCTGGACGCCGCCGCTGGCGGTTTGGGCGCCCTTGGAACCGGGGCGGCGCTCGGTCCCGGCGGCCTTACCCCCGCCGCCGCCGGGACCAGCCCGTTCGGTACCGGTTTTGCTACCCAAGCCAGTGCTGAGGGAGCCATTACAGGCGTGAGCGGTGCCGCCCCGGCAGCTCCCAGCGCCGCCTCGTTTGCGGCGCCAGCCGGCGTAACCGGGGTAACTGACTTGACTTCGGCCGGTCCTGCCGGTGTGGACGCGGCCGGCGCCATGACGGCGAGCGCCCCCGGCACCGCCCCCGCTACGTCGGGCTTCTCGTTCGACAGCCTGATCAAAGGCGCCACCGACTCGGTCACCAAGAATCCGCTCGGCCTGGCGATAGCCGGTGGGGCGCTTGGGTATGACATTCTGCAAGGCCAGAAGCAGCCGCAGTCGGTGAAAGACTTGCAAGCGCTGGCGGGTCCGGCAGCCCAGCAAGGACAGGCTTTCGAGGCGGCTGGCAAGACCCTGACCGATTACACTGCCAGCGGCACGCTTCCGCCCGGCATTCAGGCGGGGTTGGACCAGCAGGTGGCGGCGGCCAAGCAGAAGATCATCTCGAACTACGCCGCACAGGGCATGAATCCCGACCCGGCGCATAACAGTTCCTTGAATCAGGAGTTGACGGCGGTCGATGAGCGCGCGCTGGCGATCAAGGGACAGCTTGAACAACAGTTGTTCCAATCGGGTACCAGCCTTATCGGTCAAGGCATCAGCGAAACCGGTCTTTCGAGCAATATCTACACGACGCTCGCCAATATCGACCAGACGCAGAGCGCCAACGTCGGCAAGGCGATCGCCGCCATGGCGGCGGCGCTCAATCCCAGCCGCACCACGGTTCAGATTGGCGGAACCACGACCGCGTGACCGACGTACAACCCGCTCAGGACGCTCCCGGCATAGCGGCGCTTACCGCCACGCCCGATCTCGGCTCGCTGGCGGGAGTGCCGGACAATGTGAAGTCCGGCTTTGCGGATTTGCAAAAACGCAAGCTTGCTGACGAGAGCCAAGTGCAGGATGTCGTCGAGCGCCGGTTGGAGCAGGACCGTACCCGGACGGAGCATGCGTTTGCGGCCGAAGGGATCGGACCCAACCAGTTACAGCCGTGGGACGCCAAGGCCGAGCAGAAAAAGACCGAGTATGATCCCGTCGAGGCGTTCGGCTCGCTCGGCAGCGTGTTCGCCATGGTGGCGAGTGCGTTCACGCATCAGCCGATGATCAATGCCCTCAATGGCTCGGCCGCCGCCATGGAGGCGATACGCGCTGGCAAGAAGGAGGAGTACCAGCGCAATTACGAGGCGTGGAAACAGAATACCGATCTCGCCTTGAAGCGGCACCAGATACAGCACGAAGCCTATATGGACGCCGCGACCCTCATGGAGCGCAACGTTCAGGCCGGCGAGGCAAAGCTGCGCATGCTTGCCAGCCGCTTTGGCGATCAAAAGACCTTGTTCATGATCGAGCACGGCATGATCAAGGAGTGGTACGAGGCGCAGGCGGCGCAGACCAAGGCGGCGACCGGGATCGCGGATGCGCAGTTAAGGATTGCCGACGATCATACGAAGCTCACGCAATTGTTTGCTTTTGGGTATGATCCAGCAAAACCGCAGGCGCCCGAGAGCATAGAAGCCGTTAACAAATGGCACAAATGGTTGCAGGAGACGGCGACTGGGCGCAACGTTGCGATGGAGCAGGCAAAGCTCGACGAGGAAATCCGCCAGCACAAGGCAACCGAAGCGGGGCACGCGGCGACGCTCGAACAGCAGAAGGTTCGCGACGCCAACCTTGAGAAATTCCGCACGCGGCAGAATGAGATCAACGCCGCCAAGGTAGGGCAGAAACGCAGCGAAGCGCGCGAACTGGAAGTCGGATTTATCGAGAAGGTGGATCAGGCAATCGAGCGGTTGAGCGCCCGCATAGCGAGCGGCGAGAAGAAAACTTTGCTGGGGCAAATTGGCAGTGCGGACTATCCGCTTACTGGTGTGGGCAGCAAACTAGCCGCTCCTCTGGAAACCGTGTTTGGCGGTAGCGAAATTTCGGATTTCCAACAGATCGTCGCCGAGTTGAAGCAGGAGTATCCCAAGGTAGTCGGACTGGCGCGCGGTTATGTCACCAAATCCCAGATGGGCGAGTTGGACAAGATCATCAAGGGTGCCGGCACGTGGACCAGTTCGGAGCAAGCGCTGCATGCCACGGTGCAGCTCAAGGAATGGATGCTGCGCAACAAGCCTGGTCTCGACAAAGCCGTGGAAGCGCGAGCCGCTACGGCCGCAACTGCCGCACCAACGGAGGCCCCGGAAGTCGGCCACGTGGAGGACGGGTACCGCTACAAGGGCGGCGACCCGCACAAACCGGATAGTTGGGAAAAAGTAGAGTGACGGACGATACCGACACGGTCGTCGAAAGCGGCCCTTGGAAGAAGTACGCCAAGCCGGTGGAAACCCCGGACACGCCTGGCCCGTGGAAAAAGTACCTCGAAAAGAAATATCCGAAAGGCATTCCGCCCGAAGATGCGGATCGCGTTGAATTTATCGAGCGCACGGTACGGCAAGGTGCCGGGCAGGTAGATACCGCCGTCAAGAAGGCGCTCGGCAAGGCCCGCAAGCACGAGCCCGATATCGACTACGAGCGCGGGCGCACGCAAGGCGAGGTGGAATTCGAGCAGGCCCACTCGCCGGCCGGCGCCCGCAAGGCGCTGGAGCAGTATTACCCGCCGACGTTCGACTCGGCTGGAAAACTCGTCGACAACGTCGGGCAGGACAACCAAGGACGCTGGTGGGTTCGCGACAAGGGCCAGAAGGTCGCCGTCAATCCGGCGTTCATCTCGAAACTCATGGCCAGCGCTCCCGCCACGCTGGGTGGTGTCGCGGGCGCGGCCGAAGGCGGCGAGATCGGCCTGATGGGCGGCCCGCTGGCGCCGTTCACCGTACCGGCCGGCATGCTTATCGGCGGTGGCTTGGGCTCCATGGTGGGGCAGGGCACGGTCGAGCTGACCAAGCTGGCGGGTGGGCGGGCCGACAGCATTCAGGATACGCTCGGCGCTTTGGTGCATACGGGCGCCGAGAATGCTGCACTGTCGGCCATCGCACCCGCCGGCCGCGCTATCGGCAGCGGGCTCGGTAGCTGGTTTCGCGGCAAGAACGTTGCCGAGATGACGCCCGAGACAACCGCGCGTACCGGCCGCCTGGTGCGTGGGGGCGCCATTCCGGCGATCTCATCGGTGGCACCGGGCCTAAAGGGTTTCGCCGCCAAGCAGGACTTGACCCATATCGTGAGCGGCGACGCCATCATGGGGCAGAACGTCGAGTATTTTGCCAAGCGGCTCGAACAGGAAATGCAGAACGCCGGCATGAGCCCGGCGCAAGCACGCGACTTCGTCAAGCGCGTCTCCAACCCTGACTCGGCCGTGTCGCAGACGGTTGCGGGCACCGGGATCGTCGAGACCGCGTTGCAACGCGTCGCTACGTCCGAAAAGAAAATCCAGATGAACCTCGAACTGGCGAAAGAAAACGTGGATGTGCTGGAGCAACAAATACGCGCGTGGACCAGCGCGGCACCAAAGGGGCTGGCCGAAGGCGTCACCAATGCGTTCGAGAAGGCACGATCGGATTTCGGCGTTGTGATGGGGAAAGCCTACCACGAGGTTCACGAGTTGACCGGCGCCGCTCCGGTGGTTCCGGCATTGCCGACGCGCGATGCCGCGCTGTCGGTCGTGCAGACGTTCCCGCCCGGACAGGTGCCAAAGCTGATCTCCGATATCGCGCAAGGCGACAAGCAGTTCATGACGATCGAGGAGGCGCACAATTTCCGCAACACGCTGCGCCAGATGGAGCGCGATCTCACGCGCGGCGGGAACCTGACACCCGGACAGGCATACGCGATGATCGCACCGGTCGAGCAGGCGCTCGACAACACGTTCGAGCAGTTGGCCAAGAACGGTACTGGCTTGACCAAGGAAGCCGCCAAGGCGCTCGCCAAGGTCGACGCCCAATACCGCGAGGGTATCCCAAAGTTCCGCAATCTCGCCATGCGCAAGCTGGTGCGCGACGCCGAGGACGGCATTTTTTCCGATCCGGGCGAGGTGGCCAAGACCATCATGCAGGTTGGACAGACCGAGCAGGCCAAGACGTTGATAAAGCTCCTGCCGCCCGAATTGCGTGAGGGGGTAGAGCAAGCGCATTTCGCCAATCTGTTGCGAGGCGCCACCGAGCTGGACGAAGCAACCGGGCGCCAGGTGCTCAATCCGAAAGCTTTGCTCAAGAAGCTGCACGATTTAAACGACATCAATTCGGCGATCGTCGACAAAGCCACGCTGAAAGAGTTCACCGCGCTGGCGACGCAGCTTGCGGCGGTTGGTGGCAAGATCGACGCGACCGCCATGCTCCACGGGGCTGCGCCGGGACAGACTTTATCGCGTGCGGCGCAAAACCAGTTGGCGCAAGCCGTCACCGAAGCCGAAACCGTCGATGCGTTTGTCAAAGCCGATCCGATCGGCGCGCTGGCGTCCAACAAGCCGCAAGTCGTGGATGCGGCCGTGTCGCGGTTGACGCAAGCTGGCGACGAGGCGACGACACTCGCCGCGTTTCATACTTTGGGCCGCACCAGCCCGGTAGCGCAGAAGTTGCGCGAGACATATTGGCGGCAGTTTTTTCACGACGCCTACGACAAGACGCCGTCCGGCATGTTGGTGATGAACGGCAAGGCCGTGCAGGACAAGATGAAATCCTTGACCAAGGTGCAGCAGGAGTTGCTGTTTCCCAACGGCATGGCGGATGCGATATCGCTCATTGCCGATGACGTGCGGTTCGTGTTTCCCAAGAACGTGTTTGATTATGCCGAGAACCAAACGGCGATGAACGTCAAATCGAAATCGTACATTAACCCAGCAGGACTTTCCAAGCGGCTGTCGTGGTTCGTGTGGGGCCATCTGGTCGCCGAGAACCCGAAATTCTTGTTGTGGCTCGCCGATCAGTCCGCGCTTAATCCTGCCAAAGAATGGCGTCGTAAGATACTAGGAATGTACGGACGCTGGATATTCAACGCAATTGACGATACCGGCCCAAAGCCGGCGACAGGAATGGCACCGCCCGTCGAGGGCGCTCGGCAGGCACCGGACGGCAAGTTCTATATTTCGGACCCGAAGCGGCCGGGTAAATACCTGCGTGTCGAGTCGGGGGCGCAGCCAGGCGCCGATACGGGCGGGGTAGCGACCGAGGTACCGGCGCAATGAGCCTGCTTGAACCCGAACCGCTGCAAAGCCGAGCCGATCCCGACTATACGCTGGGGTCGAGAAAGACGTTCGTTCCCGAAACCAAGATGGCGCCGCAACAGCGGATTGACGAGACGTTCGATGAGACGTACTCAGCGATTCGCAGCGGCACGTTCGACCCGCAGTTCCAAAATTATGTCGATCCCGACCGGCATGTAATGGTGCCGGTCGAGCATGATCCGTTCGTCAGAATGACGGCGGTCGAGCATGATCCATTTGTCATAAGTGACGCTACGCCCTACCCGATCCAACCGGGGCAGCAATTTGCCGAGAACGACGAGTCCGAACATCATCAGATAGAAACGCCATTCGCATCGCATACAGAACGCCACGGTCCCAAAGGGCTTACCGATGCGCCGTTCTTTCCCAAATATGTCCCGCGTAGCCAGCGCACTCCAGAAGTGGTGCCGGATAGGCTCACTCCAACGCAAAAGAGCCGCATGCTGCCGACGCATCCCGAATTGGGCCCGAGTCTGCAAGAAAAGCCCGTTACGCCCGGACCATCCCGGCCGGCTCCTCCCGCGCCTGCCGCGCAACCTCGCCCCGAGCCGCTACGTCCCGAGGTAAAAGCCCGGTTCGCCGAGATGGTGGCGGCCGGCTATACGAACGAGAAGATCGCCGATATTTTGCAAATGAACCCCGTGCAAGTCATGTCGCTGCGCTACCAGATGGGCCGCCAATGAACGCGTTACGTACAGACCTCGACAAGCTCGCAGCCGAGATCGCCCGCAAGGCAGCCGAAAAAGACACCCCCTTGGAGACCGCGACCGACGCCCTCAAGGCGCTCACGGGCTATTTTGCGGCCGTGCAAAAAGGTGGTAAGAATGCGCCTGATCTTCCGGGCAGTCCGGGCACATTTTCGTTCGACGAGTTCAACGTAGCCAACGAGGAGCCAAATGGCCGAACGAGCCCCGTTCCAGATCGTCCCCGACGAGGATGATCCGCCTTCGCCCAAGGGGGCTTCGGCGGACAAGTCCGTTTCATTGTTGTTGCTGGCGATCAAGACGCTGGGGCAGCGGGCGCTGGTTGCCATCACGGATTTGTTCACGCTGATCACGGTCGCGTCGGCCTGGTTCTTGTGGTGGATCACGCCTGATCCCACGGTACTGCAAATCGCCAAATTGTCGATCTATGCGGTGTTCGTACTTGCGGCGAACGTTATCGTGCGGAGGAAATGATGCGGAAGCTTCTACTTTGCGCATTTTTGCTGTTATTTGGACTTCCAGCGCAAGCCCAGCAAGTCAATATTTACTGCCAATCATCGGCCGGCCCCCCGCAAATATGGGCACCGTGCACAAGCGGTAATCCGCTTTCCATCAGCGGATCGTTTTCGGCAACCGTTACATTCCCGACTTTCAACGCCGCCTTTCCGGCAACCGGCATCGCTATGGGATTCTCGCAAGGGGGAAATCTTGTTGCCGCCACGGGCACGGCCGGAAATCTCAACGTCAATTGCCAAGTCGGTTGCGCGGGCGGTACGTTCAACAATAACGCGGATGCAGTAGCTACGTCAGCCACAAACGGACAGGCTGCGGCTTGGCTTTACGGGTGGAACGGGGCGGCGTGGGACCGCCTCCAGGTCGACGCCAGCAAGTTCCTCAAAGTCGCGGACGCCTCGATCACGACGACGAACGCCGACCTCGGCCCTCCCGGCGCCACGGCGTGCGCGACTGATACCGGGTCGTGCTCGCTCAACGCGCTGATCCAGCGCCTCAATCAGAACCTGACCACGCTCAACACGTCGGTCAACGCATCGGTTGCCGCTGGCACCAATCTCATCGGCAAGGTCGGCATTGACCAGACGACGCCGGGCACGACGAACGCTGTCTCGATCTCGCAGATTAACGCCGCGACGGCGCTTGCCGGCAACGGTGCGACGGGCACCGGATCGCTCCGCGTCACGATTGCCAGCGACAACTCGGCCGTGGCTGGAATGGGTGTGGGGGCGACAGGCTCGGCACCACCCGCCAACGCGGTCTACATGGGCGCCAATGCCTCCGGTGTGACCGGCGGAAAGCTTGCTGGCCTCATCCAATGCGACAGCCATGTGTTCAAGCATATCACCTCGGCGACGGATACGCTGGCCGTGCAAGGCGTGGCCTCGCAGACGATCTACATATGCGGCGCGACCGGAAATGCCGCCGGGACCGCGACGTGGTTCTTGGAGAATACCGCATCGGCCAATGCCAACTGCTCGTCATCCAACACCCAGATCACGGGCGTCGCGACAGAGGCTGCCAACACGCGATCCGGATTCTACAATCCGCTGTGGGGCGGGCTCAAGAACACCTCCGGCAACGGCCTGTGCATCAACTCGACCGGGACCGGCGGCGTGGACGTGGACATCTGGTACACGCAGTTCTGATCATGCGTCGGACAGTAGCGGCCTTCATTCTCATCTGCTCGGCGCTGCTAGTCGGCTGGCAGGGGCTTGCGCAGGTCCCGGTTACGGGAGCGGCAAACCGCGCGCCACCTAGCACTAGCGGCCCTCCCGCCGCGAGTGACATCCTGGACTTCGCCGGCAACTCGGCGACCGGGTGCGCGTCGTTGGCAGCATGCACGTCAGTGACGAACTCTGGCGGATTCGCACAAACATCGACAGGAACTCTAACATCGTTCGGTGCTAACACGTTGCGACGCACCGACCTAGGCGTGCTGATCGAGGATACCGCTACAAATATCTGCACGCAATCTCAGACGATGGATAACGCCGCGTGGACGCTCAACGATCTGACCGTATCCGCTAACGCAACAACCGCCCCCGATGGGACGGCTACGGCGGAGCTTTTCACCGACAACTCAAACAACGCCGTGCACCGCGTGTTCAGTGCCACGATAGCCCAAACGTCTGGCGCCAATTACGCCATGTCGGTGTATGTCAAAGGCGGAACGCTTCGCTACGTGTCACTGCGTGCCAAGATTACAAACTCCGGGCCAGTATATGCTTGGATGACGCTGGATACTACGAATGGAACTATCACGAACAATGGAGCGTCGGCGACATACGCCGTGCAAGCGCTGGCGAGCGGATGGTACCGCATTTCGATAGTGTATGCAACACAAGACAACAACGGTGTTAACCTTCTGCTGGCTGGTAGTGATGTTTCGACTGCGCCAGGGCAGGCAGGGCCGACTGCCGGCGGCAACATATACGTGGGTTCTGGCCAGACATTCTCGGCATGGGGTGGGCAGGTAGAGGACAATCAAGCCAACGCTCCAACATCGTACATCACAACGACTACCACGTCGGTCGCGAGAACAGCCGATGCGATTTCGATAACGGGGCAGGCGCAGACCGATCTTCAATTGTCGGCGTATTCGGTTGTTGTCAAAACGAACAATGTTAACTTTCTGATCGGGCCTCGTCTGCTCGATGCGGCTGCCGGTGGAACAAACCGATTGATGTTCATTGGTTCCAACACGAGTCTCAAATCATCATCGTCGGATAATACTGTGCTAACCGCGACGCTAGGGTCGGCTGCAACTTATACAGGGGGTGCAGTCAAAAGCGGTATTGCAGTTGATGGAACCGGACGATCGCTTGTGGCTAACAATGGAACCGTCGTCAGTGATGCCAAGACATTCAGCGCTACGGGAACGCCGACATTGGGAGGTCCATCCAATTATCTCAATGGCTATGTAGGTAATTTGAGCATTTGGAACTCGAAACAATCGAATGCCAATCTTGCTTTGGACACACAGTGAGAAAAGTGGCCACCTTCATCCTCATCGCGACGTGCTGCTGCGCCTTCTGGCACGGCACTCCGACGTTGTACGTCTCGCCATCTGGGAACGACTCCAATCTGTGCAGCATCTCGCAGCCGTGTCTGACCATTGCTCACGCGCAGACCGTGGCGCGCACGCAGAAGGCGAGCGTCGTCCTGCGCGATGGCACGTATACGATACCGGCGACCTTGGCGTTTACGTCGTCCGATTCGGGAACTGTCGCAAGCCCGGTCATCTATCAGAGTTACCCCGGCGAGCACGCGATCATCAACGCCGGCACCGTCGTTACTGGTTGGTCGCTGTTCAGCGGGAGCATCTTCCGGGCGAACGTCGGTACCTCCGTCGATTTTCGGCAACTTTACGTCAACGGCGTACATGTACAGCGGGCTCGGGGGCCGGCAAACCCTGCCGGCTGGACGCCAACTGCGGGAGGCTATACGGCACCGGACTCGACCGTCGCCGGGTATGGCAACCTGACCAATGTCGAAATCGTATCGATTGGTAATTGGGCAATGCTGCGCTGCCTCGTGCTGTCCGGGTCCGGCACGACAATCACGATGCAAACGCCGTGCTGGACCATCCGCAATGCGAAGTCTCCGGGATACGGCTGGGCCTCGGTTGCTTGGGTCGAGAACGCCTTTGAGTTGATGGCGAGTGGGTCATGGTACCTGGATCGTAGTGCAGGCTTTCTCTACTACTGGCCACCCGGTGGGTCGATGTCGGGTCTCACGGTGACGGCTCCGACTGTGACCGATCCAATCACCATCACCGGAGTGTCGAACTTTCAGCTTAAGAACTTGACGGTCTCATATTCCAATTGGGTATTACCGAATAGCGGTGGTGTAGGTTACACCGGCAACATCTCCGGAGCGCGGTGGACCGATGGAACGTCCAATCCAAGCTCTAGCGTTCCGATGGACGCGGCGATCACGGTTACCGGCAGCACCAATATCATGCTATCTCATCTTGAGCTTTCCCATCTTGGGTCTGCCGCAGTTAGTATTCTGGACGGTAATTCAAATGTCGCGGTGACTTCATCCAGAATTGACGACATTGCTGGTTTGCCGATCAATGTTGGTCGCTGGTCGACGTGCCCAGGTGTTCAGGAGAATGCTGTCACCATTCAATATAATCTGGTGCCGGCAGGAAGTCAGTTCGACTACACGGACAGCGCCGTAGCTTTTTTTATCTGCTCCAAGAATACCGTCGTAGATCACAACGAATTGGACGGCGCGCATTCGTTTCCAATCTTTTTTGGGTTTGCGTTCAGCAACATTTCACAGAATGCCAATTCGTCAGTCACCAACAACATCTTTGGCAATGGATGCGACACCTACACTGATTGCGGCGGCATCTATTCATCCGATCCACAGTCAGCAGGAAGCACGTTTCCTACTGGGCTGAATGTCTCCGGAAACTTCTGGAACGGCAATGGTGGCGCGTTCATCGGTTTTTCCTGCATCTATCCTGATGAATTGTCATCGTGGAACACCTACACCGGAAACGTCTGCCGTGTTTCCGCCGGCTTCGTTCACATGGCCTTCGCGGATACCAGCAACATCACTATCACCGGAAACTACTCGGACAGTTCATCGATCCTGAACAATGCCACGGGTGGGGGCATCACCATTTCCGGCAATACGTTCAGCACCTCTGGTGCCGCTGCGCTTGCGATTATCGCCGCCGCAGGCGTACCGAGCAACATCACGCCGGGGGTGCAATGACCCTCTGGCACGCGATCATGCTCGCTCTGGCGCCGTCCATGGTGTTCGTGGCGTGGCGGCTGTGGGTGACATCATGATTGAGCTTGCCGTCGTGGCCACCATCTGGCTCGGCAATCCGCGCTATCGTCCGCAGGTCGAGTGCGCCCGCGAGTGGAGCGAGGTGCGGCGCAGCCTGCCGTTCGAGCCGATCGCCGACATGCGGGCGAAGTATCGCGGCTTCATGCGGGCGTGCGCCGATGATCATCGCCGAACTTGAGCGCGAGAACGCGCGGCTCCGCGAGATGGCGATCAGGCTTGCGGAGGAAGTTGTGCGGTTGTTGCGCAAAACCTTGTAAAAGGTATATAATACAGGTCATGACTGGGATACTTCAAAGCGGCAACGTTACACCGGGGCACAGCGCCATCTGGACCACGGACGGAGTCGTGCAGGATGGCGGTGCAATCCTTGCGTCCAATAAAGTCATCGCCAGCTTGCGGCAAGCCAATTTCAATACGGTTGTCGATCAGCCGATCGTGTTGCCGCGTTCGATCAATACGTTCCAGCTAACCGGCATCCTGGTCACCAACGCCTCGGTTTCGCTCACGACTGCGGTTGGCGGGTTCTACTCGGCGGCACAGAAAGGCGGTAGCGCCTTTGTCAGCGCCGGGCAGGTTTACTCCTCCCTCACCTCGTCGAGCGTCATTCTCAACGCCACCCTTGCGGCCTACGCCAGCAGCAGGTTCTCCAACGTCAATCTAGCGCTGTGGACGATTTACTTCTCGCTGACAACCGCTCAAGGGGCGGCGGCGGTTGCAGACATCTACTTAATCGGTTTGGACCTCAGCTGATGCTCAAATATATCACGGCGTTTTTACTTGCTCTTTGCGCAACCGCACAAGCGCAAGTTCTGCAATCAGGCAGCGTGACACCCGGCCACCCTTCTCTCTGGATCAGCGATGGCGTGATCGGCGACGGCGGAACGGCAGCCAACGGCAGCCTGACCGGTGTCGGCGTAACGGCCAGCGGCCCATCGATTTGCGCCAACAGCGGGCCGGTAACCGGAGCCTACAACCGTTTTTGTATTGGTGCTTCTTCGGCGGGGGGTATCTTAACACTTGACAACGTTGGCGGCGCGACAGGCGGATTCACCATCCAGCTCAACGGCGTTCTCCAGGGATTTGCCACGACCGCGCTTCCCACCATCACGAACGATCTTGTCTGCTACAGCAATATAACAGGTGGATTGCAGGATTGCGGAATATCTTCGATCATCCCAACATCGGTCAGCAATAGCGACGGGACATTGACGATCTCGCCGACGACGGGCGCCGTTGTTGCATCGCTTGCGCTCGGTCATGCCAATACGTGGACGGCTGTACAAACATTCACCAACAGCGATCTTGCACTGCTTGGATCGTCGACTGGATCGACGACATTCGCCAGCGCCAACGTGGGTGCGTCGAACTTTACCATCACGTTCCCGGCAGCGACCGGCACTGTCGCGCTCGTCGCGAACGCTAACGTCATCTCGGTTTCGAACAGTGACGGGACGCTGACGATCTCGCCGACAACTGGCCTCGTCGTCGCGTCGATCAACCTTGCCAACTCCAATACCTGGACCGCCGCGCAAAATTTTACGCTCAATCAAAACGCCACTACGCAAGAAACCATGCTGAACAACTCGGCTGGAGTTTCAGCTCTGGCGCAATGGACGTGGAGCAACGGCACCAACACGATGACGGCCGGTATGGGTGGCACCGCCTATTCTGTTGGGTTGTACCAAGGGCGAGGTTATGTGACAGCCAATGGCGCGGCTTTGGTTGTTGGAACCAGCACTCTCAATCCTTACGTGATGATTGTCAACAATTTAGAAGTCGGCCGGTGGGATAGCGTAACGCCCGGCACATTGATTGTTGGCTTGGCGACTGCATCGACGGGCCAGATCAAGATTGTAGGCATTACCAGCGGCGGCGTTACGCAGACCGTGCAGTCAGTTGCGGGAACGCCTACGGTCACCTGGGGCACCGGCACCGGCACGCCGGCCGTGACAGCATCGAACCCGCTCGCGATCGTGACGGCAACTGGCAACATTACTTGTACGACGTGTGCCACCACGACGAATGGTGGCACCCTGACCGCAACTTCTCCCGTCAGCATCAGTGCGGCCGGCGTCATCGCACTCACTGGAACTACAGGGTCCGGCACCGTTGTTGTTCTCCAGACTTCCCCGGTGCTGGTGACCCCGACGCTCGGTGTCGCTGCCGCCACCTCTCTCGCCATTGGCGGCTGCACCATCGGCACGGACGCGCTCTGCGTCACCGGGACGACAACGCACACTGGCGGCGTGACCGTCGCGGCCGGACCCTTCACGCTGAGCGGCAACCAATCCGTCACGGCCTGGACGACGAACGGCGTCCGCATCAAGGGCGTCATCGGGACGATGACCGACACGACTTCGTCGGGCACGGTGGCGACCGCCTACACCGACGTGCTCGGCGGCAACACGATCGCCGCGACGAGCGTGACGACGTACACAAATTACGTCTCGCTCTACGTCAAGGCTCCGGTCCAGGGGACGAACGTCACCTTCACCAACGCATGGGCGCTCGGCGCGGACAGCTTGCGGATCGGGACGAGCAATCAGTTTACCATCTCAACTGTCGGCGCGGTAGGGATCAATGCGGCGTTGACCTACGGCGGCGTGACGCTCTCAAACTCGGTCACCGGCACCGGAAGCATGGTACTGTCGACGAACCCAACGTTCACCACGTCGATCATCTCGCCAATCGTTTACGGCGGCACGGCGGCTGGATCAACTCTAACACTCCAAACAACTACTAGTGGTTCACCATCCGGTGACAGCCTCTCTCTCAAACAAGGTGGCGCCGCGCTTGTGACACTTATCGGCGGCAAGGTGGGTATGGGTACAGAGACAAATCCCACTGCGCCGTTCGTGTTCAGCACGAACACAACGACCGGGCAAGGGACCGGAGTTGGAGTAGGCGAGCAGTTTCAGTTCATTGGAGCAGACGGATCGGGCGGAACAAACCTCGCGATAATCGAATATGGTACAGGCGCTTCAACCGTCTTTTTCTATAGCTCAGGCGGAACAGCAGCTAGTTCATCGGCGATAGTTAACGCTCAAATTATCGGCAACTTTGGGTGGATTGGCTATGACGGGGTAACCGCTATAAATGCAGCATCCGCGTCGGCACGCATTCTTGCTACCGCAGCTCAAACTTTTACTGGCTCCAATCACGGAACTTACGTCGAAATCGACGCAACCGTCAACGGAGGCTCGCGCGCTCAGGCGATGAGGCTCCAAGCTGGTGTCATCATCGGCACCGGAACGACCGATCCTGGCGCCGGAAGCCTCATTCTTGGTACGGCAGACGCAAGCTCTACCTCTACTGGCGCCATTCAAAATCCAGGCGGCATGTCAGTCAATAAGCGCGTGTGGTTCAATGGGATCACTACATCCTCTGGATTGCAGACAGCCGTGCTGTGCCAATCGTCAGGCGGCGAAATCATAGCTGACAGCGTAGCCTGTCTTGCGTCTTCTGCGATATTCAAAGAACATTTTTCCGTTTTTTCAAATGCAACGGCACTCGATCATATCAGTGTATTCCAGCCCAAAAGTTGGAACTACAGGCGTGAGCCGGGGAGCGTATTTCCCGAGCGCTACTATCGCGAACGTATCGGCTTGGTGGCCGAAGACGTGGCCGCAATCGACACCCGGCTTGTAGAATATGACAACAAGGGCGAACCTCGGACCATCGACTATAACGGCGTTGTCACGCTTTTGGTCGGAGCGGTCAAGCAACTCAAGGCCGACAACGACAATCTCCGTGCCGAAATGGCTCGTTTGGCAAGCAAAATTCGATGACTTCGTAGGGTTGCCTCACTGGTTGTCTCATGCTAGGATACCACCATGATCATAGACACCAATCACGACACCACCTCGCACCTCCCCAGTCTCAAGGCAAAAGGGGTGGTCAGCATTATCCGTTATTTCAACCGCCTCAACCCAAAGGGCGAGAAAACCATCAAGCCGCCCGAGCTGGCGGCGATTCGCGACGCCGGCATGACGGCGGGCATCGTCTACGAAGGCAAAGGCAACCAGCTCTCGGCTTTTACGGGCGACATGGGAACGGCAGACGGCACGTGGGCGTTCGACTACGCCAACCGGTTGAAAATACCGGAAAACTCCGCGATCTATTTTGCCGTCGACTACGACTTTTCGGTCAACCAAATCCGCAATGTCATCATCCCGTATTTCCAAGAAGTGAACGACGCGCTGGCCGGACAGAACGATTCCGAGAGCCCGACTCAAAAAGCCAGCTACCGCATCGGCGTATATGGCTCGGGCCTGGTGCTGCAAATGATCGAGGACGCCGGGTTGGCCGAACTGTTCTGGCTTAGCTGCTCGTCCGGCTGGACCGGCACCAAGGAGTTTCTGGCCAATGGCGATTGGAACCTGAACCAGCACTTGCCGCCGCGCAATGGCGGCGCGCTCGGTCTCGATCACGACCCGAACGACGCCAACCCCGCGCTGGCCGATTATGGAGCGTTCACGCCCGTATGAACGAGGCAATCATAATCCTGCTGCTTATCGTTATCGTGCTCAAGACGAGCCGATCGAGGATGTGGTGAAATTACCGCTCTCCCAGCGCGAAATCGACCGGATTCCGTGGGATGCGGTGCTCTATACAACCCCCACCCATACGGGTATATTCGGCGGCTCCACGCTCCACCTTCGGGGTGGCGGACGGATGCATAGCAATTGGCCTGATGACGAGGTAAAGGTGGTGCTCGACGAGAAGCGGAGGATTGCCCCTTGAAAAATTGGTTCAACCTCACTGCCGAACAGCAATCGACACTGCATACGATTGTCGTATATCTCGGCGGGTTTGCCACGGCATTCGGCATCTTTACGGTGGCCGAAGCGCAAACCCTCGCAACCTCGTTCGATCATATCGTCAACGGCGTCAAGGAGATCGCAATCGGAGTTGGTCCGCTTGCCGCCCTTGGGGCGGGTTTGTGGTCCAGATATCTCGCCAAGCCGTCCGTGCAAGTCGCTACCGTAGGCGCCATGCCGGGCGTGACCGTTGTGGCTACTCCCGCACTTGTGGCGGCGGCTGGCGCCCCTCCGCAAGACGTGAAATCGTCAGCCGATGTTAAGATCGTCGCCAAATAGGATAGTCCCCATGCGCAAACTCGCCATCCTCATCTTCGCAGTATCCTTAAGTGCCTGCGCCACCGTACAGAATCCCGCTACGATCCAGCAGCTATACGATGTCGAGGCAGCGTACGGCGTTGCTTTGGCCACGGCTGTCGCGTATCACAACCGGCCACTGTGCAAAACCGGAACGGTGGAGAGCCTGACCAACATTTGCGCCCGGCGCAGTATCGTGGTCAAGCTCCAGCTTGCCGACAAGCGGGCTCGCGCTGCGCTGGCAGTGGCCAGGGCGTTCATCATCAACAACCCGACCCTCAGCGCCGTCTCGGCCCTCACGGCGGCGCAGTCCGCTGTGGTCGCCTTCCAAACACTGACCCAATAAGGAGGCCGTCATGGATGTAGCAACGATCATTGCGACCATCGCCGGGGTTATCAAGGCGGCGGTTGATCTTGGGCCGACGATCATCAAGCTCGAACAGGATGCCGAGCCCTTTGCCTTGGCCATCTACAACAATCTGTTCAAGGGCCAAACGATCACTCAGGCTGACCTGGACAAGCTAGAGGCCGCGATTGCGGCGCTTAGCGATCAGCTTCAAGTGGCGCTCCCGCCGGACGACGGAACCACAACTAGCTAACCGGAGGAAGCCATGTCTGGTTCGGGATCATCGGGTGCGGGCGGGTCATCCGGCACGGGCACGCCGGGAGATTCATGGACTTCGCTCGGAGATCGGGTCGACCGGTACCACCGGCTGGACTACCCCGACCAGCAAGCGCACGTCGCCACCAGCGATCTTGTCCGCGACCTGTGGGCCGAAATCCAACGGTTGCGCAAAACCGTGCTGGCGGATGGTACCGCCCACGGCAACCTCTGACGGAACCCCCACAATTCACGTGTAAATAGACCCGATATGGCTTCCCGACCGGAGGCTTGTCGGCGTTTTGCGTTGCGAGGTATTATGCCAAAAGGACTACCCCATAGGAGGTTTCCATGCCCGATCTCAGTATTTGGGTCCTTTTCGGTATCGCGATGCTCAACGCCGTCACGGCGGTTTTTGCTTTTATGACCCACAAAGCCGCCACGGCAACACAGATAATAGCAGCTACGACTCAAAGTGTCGTGGCGGAAACGAAGGCGAATGTGGCCACTATCGAAAAAGCCACCAACTCGATGCACGACGCCATTGTGGCTGTGACCGCCAAAGCGGCACAAGCCGAAGGAGAGCTTAAAGGCCAAGCAGAGGCTAGAGCCGAAATAGCGAAAGACCCCCTCAAGAAAGGACCCGAGTAATGAGAATTTTCTTGATCGTTCTGGCTTTTTTAACTCTCGCGGCCACTTCGGCGCAAGCCAAGCGGCACCATTACAAGCCGCATGCCGTAACCCACCAGGCGGGACACAAGTACAGCGTAAAGCAGAAATGGCGAAAGTCCGCGCCCGCACCGGTCGTAATTGCCAAAAGGCACCACCACAGACGCCTGTGGGCGGCAAACCCGCACCACCCCCGCGTCCATGTGGCCAAGTCTCACAAGCCCGCCCAGCACCTTGCCAGAGCGCCCCACAGGGCCAGGCCGGCGATTATCGCCACCGAGCAGGAAAAACACAACATTTTCGCCCGTTATGCGCTATCACATTCGGCGAATGCACCGACAAACCTCCTGCCGGGACCGTTGCAGGCCAAACTTGCCGAGATTGCCAACGCCTGTACGGGGTTCGTGGTGATCTCCACCCGCTGCGGCAGAGGCGGACATTCTTGGAACGTGAAGGGAACTAACCATGGATCGCTTCACTGCGTGAACAAGGCGGCCGATTTTCGCGTTGCATCCTACTCCTGCGCCTATGCGCATCTGCGAGACTGGCACGGGGGAATGAGTACCGATCCGCACGTGGTTAACCACGTGCATTTGAGCTACGCACCGGGAAGCCATGAGTTCGGGCGACACTTCGCTCACCGTGGGCACGGCCCGAGATACGCGACTCGCCACCATCAGCGGGTAGCTCACTGGCGAGGCGGCAAGCACTACCGAAGATTGGCAGGCGCTTGATGAAATCCATCCTGCTCGGCATCTTGGCGGCGCTCGTTTTTGTCGTCGCGATCTATCTCATGTCCACGCCCGCCAAAGCGTGGACATGCGAGGAAGTCCGTCTTGCCGTGCAATACTTGTCGCAAGCCCAAATCGACGCGCTGGCAAAACGCCTCAACGTCAGTCACGCCGAGTGCATGCGAGGACGTGCGTGCCTGCCGTGGTCGTTACGGTTGAAATATCGCTGTCCGTAGTTGGGGCCTTGTTGTCTCAGATCGGAAATTTGCAGTGAAATTTGCTGTTGCTATCGAAACTGCATTCGCAGCCGCGTGAGCGCAGCGCCGCCTGTATCTCGTCGAGACGGCGCAGCAGCCGGCGAGCTTCGCTTGCTAGTTCCTGCGCTTCATCGAAGTTGAGCGGCGGGGGGGATGCTTTGTGGAGTTTTGCGGGGTTGTTCATGGTCGGGGCCTCAGTGCTTCGGATCGGGTGGCATCTTCCAACCCCAGAGATAGTCCTCCCACGCAACGATGAGCTTGGGGTACGGCCTGCCTCTTGGGATGAATTTTTTCACTTGCCAGAGCAGCTTCCAGAGCAGTGATCGCATCGGTTGGGCCTTCATTGAGTGCGGTAAATTTTCCAATCGGCGGGTGCGCCGGATGCCGTCTCGCCATCAAGATATAGGTGGACGAGTTCCGGCACCTCGACGGTCAAGCCCGACTCACGCGCGTCGGTGATGGCGGCGCGAAGCTGGATCAACCGCTCACGGATAGAGCGAGCCAGATACCGATCGGCGAGGGACGTGTTGATGGTTTCTGCTTCTGCCATTGGTTCGGCCTATTTTGCCTCTGAGGCGGTGCGCAAGTCGACGGGGATAAGACCGTAAGAGGTGTACTCCATCGGTCGCCCGCGATCATCGACCAGAAGCTTGCCGTCGACGATGATCCGATACCGTGGGCGCCGCCAGTTCATGTTGCAGATCGTTACCCTTGCCATGACCGCTCTCCCTGTTGACGCCCCTACATACGCCCCTTGACAGACGGTGTCAATAGGGGGTAGTTATTGAGCCATGAACATTAGGACATCCGGTCGGCGCAAGGCGGCCAAACCGCCCCCGGCTGAGCCGGATGACCCAAAACCGGCGCTTATAGGCTATGCCCGTGTCTCGACCGAAGATCAGAACCTTGATCTCCAGATTGACGCCCTGCGGAAAGCCGGGTGCGTCAACATCTGGCAGGAGCACGTTTCGGGCGCGGCGAAGGTGCGTACCGAACTCGACCATGCCATCGCGGACCTGCGGCCGGGCGAGACGCTGGTCGTGTGGCGGCTCGATCGGCTCGCCCGGTCCATGCGCGACCTTTACGCCCGGCTCGACCAGATTTATGCACAGGGCGCCGGGTTTCGCAGCCTTACGGAGAGCTTCGACTTCGGCACGGTCACCGGCAAGTTCGTCCTGGGCATCCTGGGGCTCGTCGCCGAGCTGGAGCGCCAGCTTACCATCGTGCGCACCAAGGCCGGCATGGCGGCGGCGAAGGCCAGGGGCAAGACTTTCGGGCGGGTGCGGCGGATGACCCCAGCGGCGATCGACAGAGCTGAGGGGCTTCTGAAACGCGGCTGGAAGGTCAAGGCGGTCGCCAAGGCGATCGGCGTCAAGACGCCCTCGATCTATGGCCACTTCTGGATCAAGGGCGGGAAGGTGCGCCGTAAGGCGCGATTGTAAGAGGAGGCCGGCATGCGGGAAGCGGACTTTGCGATGAGGGGGCAGGCGCCGTCGCGTCCGATAACAGGGGACGTTGAGATTGATTACACCAATCATCGAGGCGAACGGCGATGGCGTCGTGTACTCCCCATGAAACTGACCTACGGTCTTAGCGAGTGGCATCCAGGCAACCAGTGGATTTTGCTTGCGCACTGCCATGAAAAGAACCAAGCGCGAGAGTTCGCCATGTCAGAAGTTCATGGTTGGCGACCTGTGGCGCAATTGTAGAAGGAGCCGACGTGGCCCACCGTATCAGCCTCGGACCAACTCTGGCGCAGCAAGAACGCGCGCACGAACGGCTGATAAAACGCAAAAAGCGGCTGAATGATGGCGACGCAACGCACGACTGGTTCATTCCGAAGTTCATCGGATATGAATGCTGTCGGCGATGCGGGATCGTCCGTCGCTCCGATCGGCAGAATACCCGGTGCAAGGGAACCGTGAAGGTAGGGCCTCGATGAGCGACGACGGCGGCGACAAGATCGTAGGACATAAGACGTTCTCTGACGGCCCGATGAGCTTTCGGCACGAGCCGCTGACAAAGCGTGAGGCTGACGCACTTTGGGAAGCCGCCGAGAAGGCCAAGGCCGACCGGGCACAGCGTATGCCTGATGAGCGTGCCGCTATCCGCGCTCTATGGGAGGCTCACCAGCGGCTCCAAGAACTCGGTTGGCGCGAGGCCATCTATTGCCCGAAGGACGGCACATCGTTTCAGGTAATCGAGCCCGGCAGCACTGGAATTTTTGAGTGCCATTATTCCGGCGAATGGCCGAAAGGATCATGGTGGATCGCAGACGAAGGCGATTTGTATCCGTCACACCCGATCCTGTTCAAACTCTACCCAGAAGATCAGGCAAAGTACGACGCCAAGATGGCTGAGGCGCGCGAACGCTATCGTGCCGAAACGTCCGAAGCATAGAGGGAGCCGGGCGCGTGGTTGATGGTGAAAGCTCTGGCGGCGTCGGCTACAGACTGATCCTGTCGTTCCCGGATCAATCATCTAGCTTTGCGTTCGGTTTTCATGCTGGCCAGATTTGGGCTGAGATGAAGCGCAACACATCGGCCGAGCTTACTTTCGATACGGCAACCGAGAATCGAGAAGTCATCCAACGCATGGCGGAACATCTCGGATGGTCGATCGACGTGAAGCCATCAGAAATCGACGGATGGGACACGACAATCTTGACGAAGGTCACGGGCGAAGGCAGGCGGATCAATCCGCATGGCTTGCGTATCGTGTCGCAATTGTAGAAGGAGAGACCGACGTGGCCAGATTGAGCAAGGTCAAATCGTGGATGACGTTTTACGGGTGGACGCTTGGTGGTGGTCCTGGCTCTGTCAAACACGACGCCGATGGCAAGGTGATCGCCGCTCATGGCGACTCGGTTTGGAACAGCGACGTGAACATGGCTCTGATCCGTGACGATCGTGACGAGCAGAACGACAAGCTGATGGACGAGATTGCCGCCAGCGGCGGCGCATTTTAAGGGAGAGCTACGGCGGTTGAACGTTGGTGCACCGCCTAGATTCCAAAACCTAAGCACCGACCGATTCGGAGATAGAACCCGATGACCGATGACCTCCAACAGAAAGTCGACACGCTGATCAACAAGGCGACTGCCGCAGAAAAATCGGAAGACGCTTTGAGGTTTTCTCAAGCGGCCCTGAACGCGGCGCATACCAAGCACGCGCTGGCCGAGTTTGAGCGGCCGAAAGACTGAACCGATAATTGGCGGTCCCGTTCCGCAACGGGGCCGCCTAGCTAGGTGATTGACGCAATCGTAAAGGGAGCGAACGATGCAAGACCCAGCGCGACCGATGACTACCGAACAGAAAGCTCGCATGAGCCGAGAGCGGGCCGTCGCCGTCCAGGCGAAGCGAGATGGAAAGTGCATCAGCTATATCGATGATGACGGCTGCGAGGTCACAGTGACGCCGGGCGGTCACACTTTTTACAACGCCTCTGATTGGTACTGACGGGGTGACGCAATTGTAGAAGGAGACAGTCGCGATGAGTGATGCCGCAGCAGTCAACACCGACCGCGAGCTATGGCGCGAACGCGATGGAGATTTTTATTCGCCGAGCATCCATGTGACGGTTGAGGGCGGCATAGGGATCGATGTCGGCGGCACGGTGATAGTTCTGTCCGTCTACGACTGGCATAGATTGGCGCTAGAGGATTCACACAGACCACCATCGCCGTACCCTGCTGGTCACGATTACGACAAACCAGCAACATTTTAGAGGAGACCGCACCAATGGCTGATTTCTGCGTCGGCATGAGAGTTGAGCCCAGCCACGAATTTCGTCGGCAATTTCCAAACAGCACGGCGACGACCGGTGTTGTTGTCAGCACGACAACGCGGCGCTATCCCGATTGTTGGAATGTGAAGTGGG